TCCTCTGTAAGTACTCGGAGAGGGTCAACCCCCTTGCGGAGTATAAAAAAAAAAAAAAGACAGCCCGCTCGGGCTGTCTTCTGTTGTTTGTGTGTTGTCTGTTGTTTAGCTCTTTTTGAGATTGACTTCTCCGTAAATTGCTATATACTTTTTACCGATTTTTTCAAGGGTATTTGCAACCGCTTGTTTTGTCACACCTCTCTCGCTTGCTATATCGGCGTACGACTTGCCGTCAAGTCGCTTGCTTAATATAGCATATTGATTTTGTGTGAGTTGAAGTCTGTTCAGACGTTCGGTAATATCTATAATATCCGTGTATGTATCTATATCCCATTCGGGGCGAACAGCTATTTCACCGTGATTGTTTTCGTAGTCGGTGATATATACTTGTTTATACTGTCTTTTTTCGTGACTGTATATAAGTTTATTTATATTACGAAAAGCCCCGCGCAATATGGTTATTTCATCCTCTGTATTACCGCCGTTTTTATGCGTTTTGCTTATCTTTATAGTATCGGTCAAATTTTTATCGGCGTACCTCCACAAATACAAGCAAGTCTCTTGCACTAAGTCCGCGCCGTCTCCGCCGTTCTGAAAGTCTTTTGCATATTGCAAAACATCTATTAACATTTCAAGCATTTTTCCATTGCCCGAATTGGCGTAATTTGTTTTGAGTGCGGATACAGTAACACTAATTGCGAGTGGGTACAAACTCTCCGCTGTTATACGGTCAAATTTACCGTAGTCACGGCGGATATTAAGTACCGCCGATTTGAGCAACAAGTGAGCGAGTCTCTCCGTATGCTCTGTTACCTCTTCCCACACTGCACGGCTGTCGGGTGAGAGCATAGCGAGATATTCCCTCTTCTGCTCTTCTCTCGCTTTGATGTTTTCCGAACGGCGGATATTAACCATAATATCCTCTACTCTTTTTGCGTTTTCCATTTTTGCCATAGTTTTTGTCTCCTTTTTTTGGCGTATATTTTTGTCGGTCGCACAATTTTGACCTCAAAAACATTTTACCACAAATAACCGCAAGCTGTCAACCCTTTTTTGAAAATTTGTGCATTTTCGTGAATTGTGCACAAATAACCTCCGGATCTTGTGGTCATCCATTTGTGCGTGTTTCACAAATTCGCCGTTCTCCTTCATAACACAAGATCACTTCATCATTTATATAAAATTGATACAATATTGATATTATTATATATATTTATGTGCGAAGAAAAATGGTAATTATATTATTATCCGTACACCAAATATGTATGTAATATTATAATATACGCGCGCGGTATTCCCGTTATGGTGTTTGCAGTGGTTATCCGTAAAAGGGGAAAAAGAGTGGGGAAAGTGTGGGGGAGGGAGGGGATGAGAAAATGGACTTTCCCCTCTCGATCTGTTGCCTATAGACTAAAAATTTGTTAATTGTAAAAATTTATATATTATTATATCATAAATATATATTGCGGACTGTCCGCTCACCAAAAAGCGGACATCCACAACCTGATATTATCTACGCCAAAAAGATAATATTTCATCCGTTTATAGGGGGCTATATTTACATTAAAAATAAACGTATTTTTATATTTTTTTGCACTGTTATCCCCCTTCACTCTCCACCTTTTTCCCTTCATTCTCACCCTTCCCCACCACTCATTTCTCCCCTTATTTTACCTCTTTACGGACTGATAGTTATTTTGCTATCAATAGGAGGTAAAATCTCGGTTTTTATATCATTTAATATTATCTTTTTATTTTGAAAGTTAATATTATTGCCTCAAATCCACCTTTTTTACAGTATTTTTAAAAAAATATAAAAAACTTTCTAAAAACCTATTGACAAATGAACGGATTTGTGGTATAATATATACGATGATAAAAATTCAGAGTCATCTTTGATCAAAATTGAATATGTTCGTATATGCTATAGTTATAGCTATATACCTTTTTCTTTTACGGACATATTATTTTTGATTAAAGGTGGCTCTATTTTTATTTGGATATAGCCGTGGTAATAACCTTCCTTGTATTTATTACCTTTTGCTATCTATACACTTAATCTTTCTTTAGAGAACCGCATTATTCTAGCCCCTATTACAGGGTAATTCTGAATTTAAATAGAACCGAAAAAAGATATTTTTTAAATTTGACCTTAAAATGGCGTAAAAAACGCCTCAAAAATAACATAGAAAGGAGCACTCTTATGAACATAAAAGTGTGCGATGCGCTTTGTGGCGCCGGGAAAACATCAGCCTGTATAAATATGATGAATCGCTGTACGGATAAGCGATATATGTTCGTCACTCAGTTTCTCGACGAGGTCGAACGTATAAAATCCAATTGCCACGATAGGAACTTCCGCTCTCCCGAGAGCAATAATGGAGAATTCACGACCAAAATGGAGGATCTCGGAGAGCTTATTCGGCGCGGTGAGAATATTGCTACCACCCACGCGCTCTTCTCCGGATTTAACAAGGAGATACGCAATCTTATACGAGAAAAAGAATACACCCTCGTCCTCGATGAGGTTGTAGATGTAATGCATGAATCCCCTGCTTGCAAATCCGACTTTACAACTCTTCTGAACGCTAATCTATTGAATATTGATGGTAATCGCGTTACCTCGAATTTTAACCTCTCAACTTTGAGGAGCGCTGCTCACCATAGTATATTCTCCGACCTTATCAGTAAAATAGAAGCAGGAAATCTATTTGATTACAACAGCAGATTCGTGTTCTGGACTATACCTCCCGATCTGTTTAAATCATTTGCCGAGGTGTACGTTCTAACCTATATGTTTGAATCGCAAGCAATGTGTGCGTTTTTTAAGATGTACGGATTGGAGTATCAACTCATCGGAACAAAGAAGATTGACGGTGAGTATGAATTCTGTGCGCTCAAAGAGATGAACCGCGTTGTGAATTTGAGGGATAAAATACATATTCTTAATACGGAGAAATTAAATCGTATTGGGGAGAGTAGAACCGACCTTTCGTCGGCGTGGTACCGAAAAGAGGAGAAAGAAGAGGGGCGCCCCAAAATTCTACAACTCCAAAAGAACATCACTAATGTGTTTAAAAACATTTATAAAGCTGGTGCGAAGGATGTACTGTGGACAACCTATAAGCAATACGAAGATATGCTCACATACAAAGGGCGTCAATCTTCCTTCATTCCATACAATATGCGCGCATCCAACAAGTATGCCGATCGTCACTATCTCGCCTACTGCGTAAATGTCTTCTTTCGTCCTTGGGAAGCCAATATCTATCGAAAGAAAAACGTAGATATAAACGGCGATATGTATGCTCTCTCACTTTGTATACAATGGATATTCCGCTCCGCCATCCGAAAGGGTGAAGAGATATGGATATATATACCCAGCGCACGAATGCGCTATCTTCTTAATAATTGGCTTGAGAATCTCGCCGAAGGTAAAGATCTGAAGCCTATCCGGTACGACCCTTACGCTCCTACAAGCAGCTCGATACGCTCGCATGCTGATCTTGTTGCTGTTAGGCAGGCGGCAAGGGTTATTGAAAAACTCTGTAACGAAACAAAAACACAAAGTCGTATTTAAATAAAAGAAAGGATATATAATATGAACAAAAAAAGAATATGCAAAAACTGTATATGGGCTGACAAGTGTGCCGCAAATGAACCCTGTGATTTTTATGAATCTGCGAATTGCGAAGAACGCATCGCGGTTGAAGATTATCACGCCGACCTAAAGATGAGAGAAGATTGCTACGCGGAACAAGTCGAAGAGCAAAACTCTTAAAGGGGGCGATTTATTGATATCTTACAAAATACTTTCTATTGAAGCTAAGGACTTGTTTGGGGCTATGCGAAACGCCGACCCTGAAAAACGCGATTACAGCATACGCTCTGCCGACGGCAACATTAGCTTACGTAAATTTACCAATGCGTTTGATTGGTCGCTCGACGCCATACACTTAGCCGAGGTATATGAAAAACGTATGCGCCGCAAGGATTTTTCGTTTAAAATAGGACGCCACCATTATACGAAAAATGTGATATGCGTGACGTTTCAATATTCATATAAAGAGTTCAATATGGCAGGCAAGAATACATACATAAGAAACGGTTACAACTACCGAGACTGCGTTATGGAAGATGGTGTGTGTGTCAAGGATGGCGAGCTTATCGCAATACAAACAAATGTCGAGGTGCATACCCCTATAGATAACGACGTGCTGGGCGATTATTTTACATTCTCCGACGGATTTTATACTCAAGTTGGAGACATACCTACACTTATGGACAAGGCTGAGTTGCGAGATTATCTATACCACAATGGATTCAAATGTGATGGAATTGAGTATGTTCGATACAAAAGAAGTAGCGGGTCAAGTCGTGTCGGAAAATGTTTGTTTGTCAATAAAGCTCTCGCCGATGATATGACACTGTGGGATAAATGCGGATTGAAGATCGAGGAAGGACAAAACCTCGACCTCGCCGCGTGGGAAGCGTACATCTCTCTCCCGATGAGTTCAATTATTGATACTGTGGAGATCCCTCTCGATAGCATTCTTATTATAGATGATTACGAAAGCGTGTTTGATGACGAGGTAGTTGCGGTTGAAATAGAAGACGGGCATTTAGTATCAAATCAAAAAAACGCAACCATCAAAAATAGTATATGGGATGGACAATCTCTTATGGACAGTTCCCTTTTCGAAAAGTATCCTGATAAAGGAATGCTGTTGTTAAGAAATAGGTTCTTTAAGTCGTGCTGTTTTAACACGAACCTGCAACAATGGTTTGAAGATAATCACATTGTCGACATATCTCAACTTAACGGATTTACCTTGGCTAAGGAAGTGTCTCAAATTAAATTGGTAACAACCCCGTCGAGTATAAAATATTTGAAATTTGGTACAGTAGAACAGTGGCTATCAACCGTAGATCCTGTTTTCGGTATAGTAAAATACGAGAAGCCGCCACATGCATTCGACGGGCGTATGGTTCAAGCTCATTACCAACTGTTTAACACTTTGCAATTATCATATAAGGAAATGGAAAAGATACTTGAACCATCGCTGAAGTATTTATCTGCGATAAGAAGGGATCCCGCCGTGCTCCGCTATCAAATTAAATTTCCTGTCGAGGATAATGAGTGTGTTGATGAAATAAACGCTCTCAAATCCAAAAATGAAATAGTGTTTAAACTTCTCGGAATTAACGACAAGTTCGCTCGTACCAAAATGTACTATGCTTTTAGGGATGATCTCGTCCGTGGTGAAATACGAAATCTCAAGCAGGGGCATGTCCTTGTCAATGGAAATTACTCGACTCTGCTCGGAAACGGAATCGAAATGCTCAAAGCGTGTATAGGGACATTCGATGGCGCATCCGAGCTGGGTGTGGGCAACATACATAGCCGTAGATTTGAATACGGTCAAACAATACTCGGCTCCAGAAGCCCTCATATAACCGTGGGAAACATACTTCTCTCACAAAATATCGCATCAGAAATACATGACAGATACTTTAACCTCAGCAACTCTATCGTGTGCATCAACAGCATTGGAGAAAACACCTTGCAACGACTTAACGGAGCAGATTTCGACAGCGATACAATGTTGCTTACGGATCATCCTATGCTTGTAGCCGCCGCAAAAAGGAATTATGATATTTTTAAAGTTCCTACAAGTCTGATTGAGGCCAAGAAATCCGCGCGCTATTATTCGCAATCAAACAAAGCCGATCTCGACATAAAAACAAGTGTTAATAAAATAGGCGAGATAGTCAATCTCTCTCAACAGCTCAACAGTTTGATGTGGGACAAAATATACAAAGGTTGCTCGCAGGATGAATATTTGAAGCTGTATTACGACATATGCAAACTTTCGGTTTTAAGCGGTGTTGAGATTGATAGGGCAAAAAGAGAGTTTACAATCAACAGCGGCGCAGAAATTAACATCTTAAAAAACAAATACAAAATTACAGATGGTGATAAAATCGTCAAGCCCAGTTTCTTTAAAACAATCACATTGGAAAACGGGTATAGCCTTAGTGAAAATATCAAATATACGTACTATAATACTCCGATGGATTATCTTCAAAGAATCCTTTCTAAATTTAATTTTAGAGAGGCTCGTGAGCAACGACGCGTTGTTGAACCGTTTATGTCCATCGTTAAAGATCCGGGTGGAAATGTTCGTCAGGGTTTCTATTACAAACAGCGAGATAAGGTTATAAACACAATTCGAGAATACAAAGATGAAATTCGCAGACTGTATGTCGGATACGAAAGCAAACGAAGGGACGAGAAGCAACAGATTCAGAAACAAGCAGCGGAACTGAAACAAAATTGTGTTGACATTATCGACACCATGTCGGAGTGTGAGCGAACTATGTATCTTATTCTTAAAGAAATTGACAATCCCGAGCGTCGTGATATATCACGCTTTGTATTTGAGGTTCTTTTTGGAAAACCTAATGAAGCATTTTTCAGAATGATAAATAATAGCAAGGAAAGCATTTATCAACTTGTAGAAGATGAAAACGGGGATTTAGAGTATCATGGCTTTAAATTTAAGAAGGAACCAATCCGTCAAATTGAGTCAAAATCCCCCTAATTATAAAACTAATATGCATTTTTTTGCAAAAAAAGGCCAAAATACTATCGCACTTTTTTCAAAAAAAATAGTAAAATGATTTTTTAGGCATCGAAAGATGCCTAAAGTCGGACTAAAACAGAATTAAATAGAACCAAATCATATAATTGGCTAAATCCCCATAAGGGGAGAGAGGCCCCTAAAAAACAAAAAAGGAGAAAAAGGAAATTGATACAGGTAACAAAAGAAGAGTCGTTGGAGCTTAGAAAGAGATACCCTGATGTCTCAATAGCCATTACATCAAGACAAACTTCGCATAAGAAATATTATGCCGAATCCAGTCGCAGGGTTCAGATGTTTGTCGAAAGATTTAGAAATAGAGGCAAGCGACAGAAGTTCGTTAAGAAGGGGTGACGTCTGTGGAGAAGAAAAGGCTTCCAAACGAAAGCGAGTATGAGTACATATATAGAATATGTTCGAGCAAAGATTCTATAGGAACATGGGGAGACGTAGCAGAGCTCATCAACAAGCAGCTCGGTTATGAATACACCGAATCAAAATACAGGAAACAGTTTCAAGCGTTTCAAACAATGTTTGAAGCAAACCAAAGCAAATTTAATCCGAATAGCTACGCAAAAGAAATCGACGAAAAGATACGAGAGCTTAACAAAGAGCGAATCAAATTCCGCACCGAGAAGCTCGAGTACAACAAATGGTTACGTGAACATTCCAGAGACGAAATGATAATGGAAAGGATCGTAGAAGAAATTAAGGCGCTCCCTTCCCTTCCAAGTGGTAACTTTAGCTTCTTGGCCGGAGGAACCTCTTGTTCGAACAAAACCGGAATTTTATGTTATGGCGACGAACACTTTGGAATGGAAGTTGAAATAAAAGGACTCCATGGAGAAACGATTAACGCTTACAGTCCGGAAATATACGAAAACAGAATGTTGCAACTATTAGATGCCGTTGTCGAAAAGGCTGAGAATGCCGGGCTCGATCGCATCAAGGTTTTCTCGTTTGGAGACGAACTTGACGGTATACTTAGAGTATCTCAGCTTATGAAACTTAGATACGGCGTAGTCGAATCTGCGATAAAATATGCCGACTTCATTACGAGATGGCTCAACGAACTCACGACATATGTGAATGTTGAGTTTCATATGACCGAAGGTAATCACACCGAGCTTCGCCAGATAGGGCAACCCAAGGGGACATTTGTTGAAGATAATATGTCGCGAGTAATAAAGGAGTTTATTAAAGTACGATTAGAGGGAAACCCGAGGTTTACTATGATTGAGAATGAGAGTGGGTTGATTTTCGACACAGTGTACGGAAAGAACATACTTGGAATCCACGGAGAAGTGAAAAACCTATCTAATGCGATTCGAGAATTTAGCGCTACATACAACACCCCTATCCATATTCTTATAGGAGGGCACAAGCACCACTATGCCGCCGAATCGGTCGGAATCGGAAGAGATATAATTTCCGTACCAAGCATCATTGGCGTGGATAGCTACTCGATGAAAATAGGAAAGACTTCCGATGCGGGCGCTGTTTTCCTTATATTAGAGGAAGATAAAGGTGTAACTGAACAACATAATATAAAATTTAGAACTTAAAAGATAGAAACGGAGATAAAATGACAAGAAAAGAATTTTCACGCAAATTCGCCAAAGCGGCGGGTATACGATATAATCAAGCGGGACTTATTACCGATATCGTGTTCGAGGTTCTTGAAAATAGCCTTTTTGAAAACGATAGGGTTCTCACAAGTGGATTTGGCACATTTGAGCTTAAGAAGCGAAAAAAGAAGAGGGTGCTTCATCCTGTAACCGGAGAAGAAATTATTGCGCCTGAGAGATATCATGTAGAATTCAGGCCAAGCGACAGGCTCAGTAAGCGGATGCGCGACCCCGATAACCCCGAATACCACATAAATGGTTATGATGGTGACTACGATGATGAAGAAGAGGAAGAGCTGGAAATGACCGACGAAGATTTTGAAGAGGAAGATTTTGAAGAATGAATAGATGAAGGAGGCGAGGCCAATGCAGAAATTGAACCATATAACAGAAAGAGAATGGTGTGAGGTGTGTGACTTTAACAGATTCATATGGGAAGATTTTTTAACAAATTCCGCCGAGCTCTCCCCGCAAACACGCAAAGTGTATCATTCCAATTTAAAAATATGGTTTGTGTGGGTTAAGGATAGCCTAAATAACAAAGCACAAACCGATATTAAGCCTCTTGAATATAAGAGATTTCAAAACTGGCTTTTGAACAGAGGATGCTCGTATTCCGATATATGCAACAAAAGAGCTGCCATAAGCAGCTTAAACAACTACATAGAAATTTATTATCAATCCGAGTACCCGACGTTCAGAAATTTCATAAATAAGAGCATCAAGAGACCTCCCAAAGCAAACGTTTACGAAAAACAACCGTTATCAAAGGCCGAATATGCTCACCTTATCGATGTCCTGACCGAACGCGAAGATTGGCAACGACTGGCTTATTTAAAATTTACATTCGAGACGGGGTGTAGAAGAGCTGAGAGCCGTCAGCTGACCAAGGACGCCGTAAATCTCAAACCTATTGTAAGGAGTAAAACAATCGTTGACAGCTCTGGAAATGAGAATGTTGAAGAGGTGGTCGTTTATCAAACGAAGCCAATTCGATGCAAGGGAGCCGGCGAAATCGGAAAAGTAAGAAAACTCACTTTCGGCAAGGACGCGATGGACGCGCTAAAGAAATGGGTTGAGGCGCGAGGCGGGCTGGACGGCGACGACTGTCCGTATATGTTCGTCACACATCAAAACGGCGTTCTCAAGCAAATCAGTGAGTCAGGTTTTAATTCGTGGTCGAAAAAAGTGTTCGAGCCTATAGTCGGGAGAAGATTTCACCCTCACATGCTCAGATCGAGCAGAGCGTCACAAGCCGTGCTCGAAGATAAGAAAGACATACACTCTGTCCAAAAATTACTGGGACACGAGGATGCAAGTACAACTGAAATATATGTCGTTCGACATGACGAAGATGATGTTGACGACCTGTTTTAAGATACGAAAGACCTCTCTAAGTAGGTCTTTCTTTTATTATGGAGAGAAAGGAGGTTAAATATGGCAACGAAAAAGACAACCGGTAGAGTTTCAGGCAAAAGCGTTCTGAAAGGTATTAGTGTAACAACAACTGCGGTTGCCGCGCAAAAGGAACGTCCTGCGATGCTAAGCCGCGATTTTGAATTTCCCAATATTAAGATAGTGGAAGTGGACACCAATAGGAAATATTACTGTACGTGTTGTGGTAAGGAATACGATAAGCCTGTGGGAAATTTCATATCAAGTCGTTCGCCGCTATACCGGGGCAATGGAGGATACGTTCCTATTTGCAAACGGTGCATCGAGGTGTATTTTGACGCAATGGTGGAATTTTTTGATGGAGACGAAGATCATGCTATGGTTCGCATGTGTCAATTGTTTGACTGGTACTACTGCGAAGATGCAATGAAGGACGCAGAAAAGCAAGCCCGCGCTCATCATTCAAAAATCTTTTTGTATCCTTCCAAAGCGAATTCAAAATACATATTAAAAAGAGGCGTTACATACTTAGATACGATTCGAGAGCGATCCGAGGATTGGCATACGATAAAAACCGCAGATGACTTAGCGCGCATAAGTCAAAGTCAAGAAAAGGCTTCATATAACGAAAACGATGAAGACGAGCAGTTTGTGGTTACAAAAGCAATCGTTAGAAAATGGGGAATGGGATATACGCCTGAGCAGTATGAATTTTTAGAACAACAATTCGATGACTGGAAGCTCGAAGTTTCGTGCAAGACTAAACCTGAAAGAGAACTCGTACAGCTCTTATGCATAGCCCAGCTCAATATACGCAGGGCGCAAAACTCTGGAGATGAAACCAAGGCAAACTCCGCGCTTAAGGCGTTTCAGGACTTGCTTGGATCGGCTAACCTTAAACCGAACCAACAAAACGATACCACCGTCGCTGATCAAAACAGTTTCGGCACTCTGATTCAGATATGGGAAAACGAAGAACCTATTCCGGAACCCGATCCAGAATGGCGTGACGTGGACGGCATACGAAAGAAAATATCTACGTTTTTCTATGGGCATCTCGCAAAGGCGCTTCATATAAAGAATGATAACGCCCGCGAATACGAAGAGGAGATGGCAAAATACACCGTATCAAAACCGTCTAATGCAATCCAAGAGGAAGTTGACCCGACATCAATATTTGGCGGTGGAGGAGAAAGCGATGACTGATTCCGAAATAAAAAATAAAAGAATTATGGCTGGCGTTGCTCGCTGGTGCTCCTACTACAGAAGCAATCCGCATAGATTCGCTAAGGATTATCTCGGAGTCACACTAAAATGGTTCCAAAAAGTGCTTTTGGTTATGATGAACATCACAACCAATTTTATTTACATAGCCAGTAGAGGTCAGGGCAAGACGTATCTTGTAGCGTTATTTTGCGTAATTCGATGTATACTTTACCCGGGAACAACTGTATGTGTAGCGAGCCGAACGCGAAAACAGGCAGCAATAGTTGTGAGCAAAATCAAGGATATTTTTATGCCGGCGTCCGAGAATTTACGCCTTGAAATCAAGGATATTATAACGAGTCAATACGAAACTGTCGTGCAGTTTAAAAACACATCTCGAATTATCGTAGTCACTGCTTCCGAAAATGCGAGAGGTAATCGATGCAACATCCTCATCTGCGACGAATACCGTATGATAAGCAAACACATCTTAGATACGGTATTAAAGAAATTCTTAATTGCGCCGCGTACCCCGAAATACCTGAACAAGCCAGAGTACGCACATCTCGCAGAAGAAAATATTGAAATTTATATGAGCTCAGCGTGGTATGAGAGCGACTGGTCATACGAGCAATTCAGGAGTTATGCAGCGAATATGATTGCAGGTCGAACATATTTCGCGTGTGATTTGCCCTATCAATTATCGTTATCAGAAGGTTTATTGAGTAGGCAAAGAGTGGCGAATGAAATGTCTGACTCGACATTCTCGGAAATCGCATGGTCGATGGAGATGGAAGGCTTGTTTTTCAGCGGAACGGATGGTTCCTTGTATTCTTACGACCAAATATCACCTGCACGCAGGATAAAATATGGGTTCTATCCTCCCAGAATATCCGGAATGTTGGCGGATAAGCGGCTAAGAGTTCCTCCGAAACTCCATAACGAAGTCAGAGTGCTATCGGCGGATATAGCTTTAATGGCTTCTACGTCCAAATCTGATAATGACGCCACGTCTATAATGATAAACCATATGACGTTATCAGATGTCGGACGAAGTAAAAAACTCATTGTGTATACCGAGAATAACGAGGGATTGCGAACCGAAGAACAAGCACTAAACATCCGTCGATTATTTGCTGAATTCGATTGTGATTGGCTTGTTATAGATGCGCGAGGACTCGGACTTCCTGTAATCGACCTCCTTATGGACGATATGTATGACGCGCAAAGCGGAATAATGTACGGCGCGTTGTCATGTTATAATAATGAAGAGATAGCTGCGCGCTGTAAGGTAAAAGGAGCTCCGAAGGTAATCTGGGCTATACATGCAACCAAAGAGTTTAACAGCCAGTGCGCTCTCGGTCTCCGTGAAGAATTTCGTCAAGGAAACATCGGCTTGCTTGCCGATGAAGAGGATTTTGACGAGGACTACTCATCTGTTCAAGGTTTCCAAAAACTTAGTGCTGAAGAGCGTTTAAAATTGAAAGCTCCATATATCTGCACTTCCCTTTTAATAAATGAGCTTATAAACCTCGAATACGAAACGAGTAACAGCGTCGTGAGGGTTAAAGAAAAGGCGGGTATGCGAAAAGACCGCTACTCGAGTTTGGCGTACAATATGTATGTCGCAAAACAAATCGAATACGATTTTATGGCAGATCGACACAAAAAAACCATGAGGGACTTAGTATTTGAATTCAGAGCCCCCGCTATAAAAAAGAATTTCTAAGAAAGGAGGAAGGATATTTGAAATCGAAAAGAACACGAGGCAAAAAAACAATTGAACACAAGGATGAGGCATCTCAGGATTCGTCCGTAACAGTAGAGGAGACTAAAATCGATTTAGCACGAAAATTTGCAAAAGAACTTGCGCGACAAACGATTTCAGACCCCAATGTGTCGAATAGCAGAACATCAACAAGATATTCGCTGTATAGCAGAGATAATATTTTAACATGGTTGCAATCGCCGACACAATACGAAAAAAATCTCAGAGACGCCTCAAATTATATGTACATATACTCAATGCAGTATCGCAGACTTATCAATGACTACGCGGATATGCTAAAGTGGGCGTATGTAATATCTCCGCTAAATTTTAACTCAGCAAAAGTCAATAAGGAATCGTTTAAAAAGCAGTATATAAAAGTGTCAAACACGCTTGAGCTGATGAACATCCCCGACGAAATGCGAAAAATCGTTTGTGTGGCACTTCGGGATGGCGCTTATTTCGGCGTACGCTGGCTTGATAGCACTTCTTCCTTCATACAAAAGTTAAACCCGGACAACTGTCAGATTACACATATATCTGACGGTGCATACTTGTTCTCATTTAATATGAGCAAACTCGATGAGAGTAAGCTCGTGTATTATCCTCCGCAGTTTGAGTCCATGTGGAGAGATTATCAATCCTCCGGCCTTTCGTGGCAACCCGTTCCTGCTGACATTGCCGTGTGCTTGAAGGCAGATCCGTCGGTGCCTGATTATTCTATTCCGATATTCGCTGCAACAATGCCGAAATTATATACAATAGCAAATGCCGAATCTTTACAGGAAACGGCGTCCGAACTCAGTAATTACAAGATGATTACTGGAATGATTCCTCTTGATGATGAGGGAACACCAAAACTCGACTACAACCTTTCTATGGATTACTATAAGCATTTAGCAAACGCGGTCGGAGAAAATGTTGGTGTGGCGGTAACACCGTTCGAGTTAAAATCTTTTAATTTTGAACAATCCGCCGGGGTGGCAGATGTAGATAACATCATGAGAAGTATTCAGCACTTCTGGACGTCGGCAGGCACATCCGCGCTTCTGCACGGAGCCCCCAACAATACAGCCGGAGTAGTCAAGCTTGCCATAAAGAATGACGAGTCGTTAATGTTTTCTATGATGAAGCAATGTGAGAGACTTATTAACAGATATCTAAAAACCCAGATGAGCGGAACATACAAATTTAAAATCACTTTCTTGCCGATAACAGAGTTCAACTATGACGAACAACTGTCGAGATATAAGGAAGCTATCAACTACGGAATAGGAAAATCGTATTATCTTGCGGCTCTGGGCATACCGCAATACGACGTAGAAGGATTGGATTTTATCGAAGACGAGGTTCTCAATATTGACGAGCTTCTTACCCCTTTAAGAAGCAGTAGTACGATGAGCGGCGAGTCTGAAGAAGGACGTCCAGAGATGGACGAAACAGATCTGGGAGATTCGGGGGCGTCTACCCGAGATAACGACACCAATGCAAATAGGTAGGTGTGAATATGAAGAAAAGATTTATTAAGGTTCTTTCCCCGGAGATTGCCGACAAGTTGGCAACTCTGGGGTTTACATATATAAAAGAACAAAACTTTTATGCTTTCCCTTACAGCGATGAACTTGCGGCTGTTGTTCAACAGAAATTTGCAAAAATGAGCTTTGTAAACGAAAGCAAGTTACGATTCTGAGAAAGGAGGAAGTTATGAACAAAAGAATTACGGTTGATTTTAACGCAAAAATTACACCGGTAAAGCCCGTAAATGACGAGTTTACTCTTTGTAAATGCTATGTGATGGCTTTAAACAAAAATCGCAATCTATCCTATATAAGCAAGGCCACGGCAGACGCAGCCCTTCCCACATTATTCAATGTGCCCGTAATAGGACATCTGTATGCGGACGAAAACGGTGAATATCATATGGGCGGTCATGATATGGCTATTGTTGAAGACGAAAAAAGCGATTATGGCTGGGCATTCAAATCATTGTGCGTCCCCTATGGTGTAGTTCCTCAGCAGGATAATGTTTACTACGAAGAAGTAGCAGAGGCTAACGGCGATGTAAACACCTATCTCGTGTGTGACGTTATTCTTTGGACTGGACGTTTCCCCGAGTTGAAGGAAGCCATATATGACCACGAAACATATTTTGGTCAATCAATGGAGATCAACGTTCAAGATTTCGAAGAGCTTGAGGAAGATAAAAATTATTTAAACATTCTCGATTATACATATTCAGCTCTTTGTTTACTGGGCAAGTCAGACAACCCCGACGAACACGTAGAACCCTGCTTTCCTATGGCTCGCGTAACTCCGCACAGCTATGCACTGGACGCAAAGTTTACAGAGCTGATGGAAGAACTTAAAAATGGACTGGCGGTTTGTTTTGAGAACAACGCGGGAGCGCAGACGGCAGTCGCCCCTATAGCATTTGATTCAACCTATATTGAAAAGCGCAATGCAATTGAAAATGCACTTCCGAGTATCAATGACGAAAGCGAGATTTCTCGTTGCGTTTATTATTGGCTTTGCGATTTTGACGATGCTTTCGCCTATGTAGAGCAGCAGAGATACAATGGTGAAAAATGGCAGGAAGTAAAGGGCAGATTTAAGTACTCGTATAACGAAGACGAGAGAGTTGCCGACATATCCGGAGATTTCGAGCAGATGTTTGTTAAGTGGCTCACGAAGGAAGAGCTCGACCAAATCGATTCACAGCGAGGCGAACTTGAGTCTCTCGCCGCATACAAAGCAAAGCGCGAAAAGGAAGACCTCGACGCAGAGTATAAGAAAGTAATAGAAAAATTCCCCGAACTTTCTTCTAATGAAGAGTTTTCGCAAATCGTAAAACAAAGGTACGAATACGGTTCAATTGATGCGTTTGAAAAAGAAATTTACGCACTTAAGGGTAGGCTCAATATCCCGACCGAAATCAAAAAGGTGAAAGAGCCCATTGTTCTCGTTGGTGAGAGCACAATTAACGAAGATAAATACACTATCTTCTTCAAAAAATACAGCAAAATATGAAAGGTTAAGGTAAAACAATATGGCAAATAAGGCATATGCATGTGTTAGAACAGACAATATGTCTGGCACTACACTCGGAAAGAACCTTGTAAGCATTAGATACAAGGCTGACGGTGTTGAAGCGCCCATCGAAAACGGCAATCTCGTTGTCGTCGGCGCTCTCATGGAAGGTGAGCGCGAGCTCCGCGAAGGAACGACTCCTGCGGCTGACTCTGCTCTCAGAAATATAGCCCTCATCGCTTCTGAAGAGGTCGACAAGACAAAGACGCGCGACACACTTAGCGGTTTCCGTAATGAAGCCGGAGCGGATTGCAGAGGTTACAGACTTGTGGCTGGCGACTTCTTTGCAGTAACAAAGGAAGCTTTTGATGCGGATGCAGAGCTTACGGTTGGTAAAACTATCTTTGAACTTCAGGCAAGCACAAAGATGCGTGCTGTTGACACTGCTACAGGCGGCTCTACTAAGGTAGGCGCTCTTTATGCTATCGAGCAGGAAGGCGCTACAACTTGGTACGTTGTTGAAGTAGCGTAACATTAGGAAAGGTTAGGTATAAATAATATGGAAAATATTCTTTCTGTGGCTATTGACGCAATTAAGGGTAAAATCCCCTCCAATTATGACAATAAGAAGACTTCCGATTCTCTTCGTGAAGCATTTATCGAGCTTAATGGTGGTTCCACAAAGCTCAACATTAAGACATTCCGTCGCGGCACTCCCCTCTTTGACCTTGTTGAAGAACTTCTCCCCGTTATGATAGACGAGGGTATAAAGGAGGAAGGCAACCCTCTCTTCAACCTTGTTGAGTACAGAAATATAAATGATGGTGACCTTACAGAATTCGTTTCCGAAGGCGAGGCTAATTTTGTAGTAGCTACAGTCGCATCGGGTATTCAGGGTGTTCGTCGTCAGAGAATTTCCGGAGGCGAGTCTGTAACAATTCCCACACATGTCAAGATTGCTCGTGTATACGAGAATCTTGGCAGACTTCTTGCAGGTCGCATTGACTTCGATAGATTTGTTCAGGGTGTGGCTACTGCGTTTAAGAGATACATCACACAGATGGCTTATGACGCTATCGAGGGTCTCAGTGCTTCTACAAACGGTCTCGACTCTACATACGTTTACTCTGGCTCCTTTGACGAGGACAAGCTCGTAGAGATAATTGAGCACGTTGAAGCGTCCACAGGTATGACCGCGAAGATTTACGGCACAAAGTCCGCTCTCCGTAAGATAAAGGGCGCAGTAGCTTCTGACGAGGCTAACAGCGATATGTACAACCTTGGATACTACGGCAAGTTTAACGGAACAGATATGATCTGCCTCAAGCAGAATCATAAGGTTGGCTCTTCCGCATTTGCGCTCAGCGCCAACAAGGTTTGGATAATCGCATCCTCCGATCAGCCCGTAAAGGTGGTCAACGAAGGTCAGGGTCTCCTCCTCGATAAGGATCCAACAACAAATGCTGACCTTACACAGGAGTATATTTATGCTCAGGCTCTTGGTTGCGGCGTAATTTGCTGCGCTAAGCTTGCTGTATGCACATTCTCTTGATAAGAAAAGAAAATTAACACAAGGGGCGGCGTAATGTCGCCCCATCATGGATAAAAAGGAGATATTATGAGTACAAAAAAGACAACTAAAAAGCCTTCACCCGAAGTTGCAGAAATGCTCTCGGATGTAATGGAATTTGACGACACAGAAAAGATAAATTTAAAAAAGGTATCTGATGGCGCGGTTAAAATTGATGATCATGCTGTCATAAACGTAAAAAGCAATGTTTTTGGCCAGCTTGGCTACACCAACAAAAGAAGTGGCGCCAAAACATCTTGGCCGCGATGTGGCTCCGTACAGCCTATGAGTTTTGGAGAACTCCGAGATATGAAGGCGAGCGACATAGCATTCTTTGAAAATCAGTGGATTATTATTGTGGGCTTTGCTGATGAACACGCTGAGAAATACACGACGGCAGATATATACAAGGCTTTATACATAACACACTATTATAAGAATCTTGTAGAGCCTTCGGATTATATTGAGATATGTTCGTGGTCTCCCAATGAGATACGTGAAAAAGTTGCTTTAATGTCTAGTGCGGCTAAAAGCAATCTTGTTGTAGCTCTCAACACCTATATAGAGAAAGGCATTCTTGACTCTCTCAAGGCAATCAAGACCTTCGAAGAGGTTCTTGGGTGTGACTTGAGACCTCTCGAATAATGGGTGCATCTTATGGCTACAACCTTTAAAGAAATTTATGACAGAGCGATATTTCGATTTGCAGATTACGAATTTCTTAAGCACGACATTCAAACACGCGAAGATATTTTAGAGAGACATCTTATGGCGGCAAAAACAGATTTTCAACGCATATGTAAATTTGATATCTCCGAGTATGACAAAGAGTTGAAACGATTTAATGTCGATCTTGGAGATGAGGAGATAGAGATACTTTCTTTGGGAGTTGCATCCAAGTGGCTGTCGTACAAATCACTTAATAGCGAACTTTTACGCAATGTTCTCAATAGTAGAGATTATTACTATTATAGTCCTGCCAACCTTCTCAAGGAGATACAAACACTGAGAAAGACTTTGAAAGATGAGTTCCAGAGCGCAATGAGAAGGTATTCTTATTACGACAATAGCTTGGATACATTAAAGGTGTGAGGTGAAAAATATGTCTAAAATGATTCACGTATTTTTATCTGACTTCACAGGCAAAGTTTTTAAGCTTCTTCCTATGCGCGAAGAGTACGATAATAATGCCGAAAATTATCTTTACGACTATCTTGACGGGCTTATTTCAAATCTCAATGGCGCATTTGTATGTTACCCGGAGTTAAGCGAAGAACGCGCGCTCGTAGAGGTAAAAAACAATCTCGCTTATTTAAGTACTGAATATGTTCCGTATAAAAAATGGCGTTCTGTAATATTTCACTCTACAAGTCTCATAAGTCACCTGCGCGATAAATACTCTGCGGAGGAAAATGCAAAATGACAGATTGGAAGCTATACGAAGTCATGCTTAATAATGGCGCCAAGCCACAAAGCAAGCGAGATATGATTGTAGAACAGGCAGTGTCAACCTTCGAAAGCGGAATTTCCGACGACCCGGCATATCAAAAAGATGCTACCGTCAACGGTGTCCCCTGCCCAATAGTAGCCTCCCCCACATCTAAAATTGAGTGTGATATCAAGGCTTCTACAGATAGTGGGTTAAAAATCGGCGATATGGTATTTTGCTGCGATGATAATTGGATTGTTGTAGATTGTTATAGCGACAAAGTCGGATTGATAAACGGAAAAATGTGGAGATGCAATCATTTGATGCGTTTTCAAACACAATCCACAAAAATTCATGAGAGATATTGCGTTATAGATGACGGTTCCTACTCCAAAAGAACAACCGACTCCGATGCATATGTGATGACAAATTCATACGTTGTATACATATCGCTCGACGACGACACGAAAAAACTACATATTGATAAGCGATTATCCGTAGGCGTTATTTTTTCTGCGGATGGCAACGAGGTTCTTGAGGTGTATAAAATTATCGGAGCGGATATTAAATCACATAATTTTGGTGAAGGAAGTCATATTTTGGTGTTGACCCTGCAAAGAGACGTGTATCACTCCGAATGCGACAGTATCGAATACGGCATATGCGATGTTGTTGAGGCGGAAGAAGCTCATGATGAGTCGAACAGATATATTAAAGTGTCGGGTAAAGACACTATCAGGGTCGGAACAAAGCGCAAGTACAGCATAGCGTTATACGAGGATGAAAAAGTCCTCACTGACGATATATTAGTGACGTGGAATGTTAGTGTTCCGAGCTCCGTAAAGTACGAAATTAGGGAAAATATTTGCGAAATAGAGGTGCCGTTAAAAGAGGCGCTGATTGGTGAGACGCTTGAGATTAACGTATCGGCGGAATCCTATGGCGCGTGTAAAAAGAAAGTGCAGGTGGTAAGCGTTGGCTAAAAGTTTCGTTGATGAGTTAGTTGAATTTCCGGCACAAACATTGCGTGCTATAGGAACTGACGAAGTAGTGTTAAAGTTGCTCACAAATAACCCCGATCTCGACCTTGATAGCGATGAAGCGGACGAGGTCTTTGACAAGTATCTTTTCGATTACGGATACGTCGACAGTACGACACAAGAAGCGGAGGCCTATATTATGGTCGAAGCGGAGATTGATAGTAGGCCGACGGAAACTGTGCGGAATATGAACCTTTACGTTACCGTAATGTGTCATAAGAAGTATATGAAACTTGACGGAGAAAAATTTCCGGGCTTAATCGGAAACCGTAGAGAAAATCTGGTGCGCCATATAGACAGGCTTCTGAACGGTTCTACAATGTTTGGCGTTGGCAAGCTTACACTCGAGTCGATACGCGTAGTCCCTGCCCCGTCGGGCTTCACCGCGCGTGAAATAACGTACAAAATTCCCGATATACAAAGAAGAGAGATTAGCTTTAGATGATTTTTCAATATTGCGATATGCTATCCGGAGAACCAATAAAGGTTGATGGGGTGGGAACTCTGATATCGCCGCGACTTTGCAAGATAAAGCCTCAAAGTGGAATCGGCTATTCCAAGTACAGTCTGTATCTAAGCTGTCTGTCTTGGGATAAAGAGGGCTTTGTGTCGTATGCGAATATAATGCAATTTAAGAACTCGGATCGTTTACAAGCCGCCTCTCTTACCGCATTCGATATTATAATGATATCAAACGAACTGAGAGACTTATGCCGTGAAGTACTCTCTTTTTTTATTGAAGAAAAATTGATATGGGAGAACAAGCGCAAGTGTTTTGTGACACAAAAAAACGAAGCGCCCTTCTCTACCGTAGGGGTAATCAACCGTAAAAACTTCAATGATGTACGAAAAATGATTTTACAGCTTAACTTTATCGGACTCGATGAAAAGCAATCCGTTCCCAAGTTTGCAAATGATAAAGCGAAAATCGCATGGGAAAACGCGCAAAAGCACATACAAGAACAAAACAAGAAAGCAAGGCAAAACAACGATAACAAAGATGAATATAGTCTTGGAAATGTAATATCTAAAATATGCGCAGCCCACCCGAGCTACAACTTATTAAATATTTACGATTTAACGGTATTTCAACTCTATGACCAATTTTTTGAAATAGCTCATTTAAGAAGCGCCAACTTGAGCGAGCAGATATTTAGCAATCACGGCGGCGAAAAATTCAGGTTTGACGACTGGCTCAAACCGATTGTAAAAATCACATAAAGGAGAAAACGAATTATGGCAATAACAGCTACCACAAATATGGCCAATAGATATGGCCTTAATACTTCGGTGTACGCATTCGATGACAAGGAAATGGCTACTCCCCTTATGACTATTGACTTTGTAAATGTTACCGACATTGATATTTCCGGAGATCGCGTATGGGCTACCGGCGGACAGGCTCACGCGAACAAAATAGGATTCAATGATCCCGTAGAAGGAACATTTAAGCTCTCCACACAAATCCTCACAATGGAGCTTCTTAATCTTATGTCTGGAGGAACAGCGGGCGACAAGGCTACTACTGTAGTGTTCAAGAACACTTCTCACTCTAAGCCTGTATATTACATACTCAAGAGCGAGACAGTATGGCAGGACGAATCAGGTAACGTTTATAACGAAACTCTCACCTTCCATAAGATAAGCCCTAAGAGAGCTCTTAATATTAGCTACAGCGGCGAAGGCGATCCTACAAGCGTAGATATCGAATTTGATGTAATGCAGGACGAGAGCGGAAACGTTCTTACCGTTGACAGAGCTGACAGTACAGCCGAAGCTTAATCAAAAAGGGCTGCCGTAACGGCAGCCCGCCATATAAACCATGAAAAAAACAGATAAATTGATTCTTATATCGCCAATTCCGCCAAGTGTCAATCATTACATAGCCTATCGAGCGGTAAAGCGCGGGAACAAATGTATGGCTATGAGTTATAAAACAGCGGCAGCGTGCGAATATCAGCGGGAGTTTACAGCTTATGTGCGCTCTGAGGCAGAGAGGCAGGGTTGGAAATTCGACCCTAACGACCAACACCACATTTACGTCGATGGGTATTTTGTGTTTCCTCGCACCAGAATGGACACTAACAACCATTGGAAGTGCATGTTGGATGCTATAACCGACTCAAAGGCGGTGTGGGCTGACGATAGCTTGGTGTGTGAGAGAACGCAAAGTATAATGTACGACACTGAAAGCCCTTATATACGACTCGAAATATACAGAGTTGATTATGTGGGGATATTCAAAAATGATTTAGAACTGGACACTTTTGAGAGCAAGTGTTCCAAATGCTCAAGATATAGCAATAATTGTTCGCTTTTAAACAAAGTGAAAGAGGGACGCATCATCCCTGAAATACAGAAAATTGATTCTGGTGAATATGAATGCGAAAAATTTAAGTTTAAAAAAGGAGATAACGGACATGTCTAAGAAAACAAACAAAAACGAAATAACTATAGGAAGTATATTCGCAGCTATTGAAGAACCTTCGGCTCCGTACGAAACAATCGAAATTGGAGAAGGAAAAAATGCTGTTAGTATACGAGTCAAGAAATATCTTTCTCTTTTAGAGTATGGAAATATGATAAAGGATATTGTGGATATGGTGTTTCTTGGAAGCGAAGAAAACGTAATATACGCTCCGTACACTAAGGAGTTTGCAATCGGTTTCAATATCCTGACGCACTATACAAATATCAGTCTCCCGAACGACAGCGAAAAGGTGTGGAGATTTTTCAAGGAAACATCCATCCTCGAAAAGGTGTATGGACATATTTCGGACTATGTCGATATTTATATATCCGTAGAGGGACTCATTGAATATCGCAAGGAAGAGATTCTGAAGCGCTCAAAGCTCGACGGTTTGGTAGATGGAGTCAGCTCAATATTAAAAGGAATCGGCGAGAAGCTTCGCGACATAGACATAGAAAAACTTTTAGAGGGAGTCGAAAAAGACAGAGCACTTCCCTCTTATGACAAAATAATCGAAAGCATTAAAACAGAAATTGGGAAGGGATAACCGGCTATCCTCTGTGTGATAGCCCTTATGAGGACGGATGAAGGAAATATTTGAACTTGCAGTTAATATCGCACAGGGGTTGACGGGCATATTTGCCTTCCTCGTAATGTGCAGTGCGCCATTTAGAAAATGGCTAATGGGGACAAAGGAGCAAAAAAAGAAAAGCGAGGAAGACGCAGAAATCGAGCGCGAAGCAGTAAGGTCTTTGCTTCGAAGCGAAATAAATCGTATATATCGCAAATATAGAGAAGATTGCCAACTGCACTCCTTCGATTATGAAAACGTGCATATGCTCTACACGGCATACAAAAAAATGGGGGGGAACTCGTTCATCGACAAAATTTGGTCTGAGATTACAGACTGGGAGATAATCCCGTAAAAGAGGTTGCTTATGATTTCGGAAAAATATATAATGTCTCTCTTAAAGGAATACGTAAAGTCGGATGAAGGACGAAAGAGGTTCGCCGGAAAGATAAAAGAGCTTGGTGGTGAATATACACCCTCTCGCAGGGAGATGAGGACTATTACGCGGAACATCCGTAAAGAGCTTTATCAAGCCATTCACGAGCACGTTAAATCCTTTAAGCCGCAGAGCATACTAATATCCGAGCCGACGGTAGTGGATGGACGGACGGTCTTTAATATTGGATTTGAAAAGAACGCTTTATTTCGTGAATCATTGCACTATTACCAGAGTAACGAAGACGGCGTGAGAGAGAAAAAATATACCGGTGCGGGTATAGATGACATTGTATATTTATTCGAACACGGATACACCGTACATAAAAAGCGCCCGTACGGATATTGGAATACCGATCAGGGAGAAGTTTGGGTGTCGGGAAAGATGCATCGCGAACCTCAATATTTTTTGCGCGCAATAGTGGAACGCATGAATGTGCAATACAAAGATGTTTGCAAGGTTGTATTGGACGATAATTATTTATACAAGAGATGAGATGAAGGAGGTAAACGATGAGTGAAATGAAAAATGCCTTAGGCGTATTATTTGGTGTCGAGGGCGGTGATAGTATTAGCGGTGAATCCGGTAAGCGTATAAAAGATGAGCTTACCGAGATTGTAAGGCAAATAAACCAAGAAGGATTCAAGATTAAACTTGGACTTGAAAATGACGATATCAAGGGGCTTGATAGGTCTGTTAAGAGGCTAAGTGAGCTTTTAGAAGGATTAAGCGGGTCTGCCGGAAAAACAGAGAAGTATTTCATAAGTATGCAGACGGCCGTTGCTAAAATCGGCGTCGCGGTAAATAGCTTGAAGAGCGGTCTGCTTGATGGTTTTAGCAATAAAGAAACCGGCGGTATTCAAAGTATTATAAATTCCTTAGATGATTTGGATACTGCACTTGAGAGACTTAACCAAAAAGACTTTAAAATCAATAATTTTATAAGTAACAATGATTCAGATAGGAAAAGCGCATCAATAAGAAATCAGCTCAAGGAACTCAATGAGCTAATAAAGGCGGCTGAAAATGTACAAGAGGCCCTTAGGAACGTGAGATCGGCATCCGGATCAGATGCAACAAAACTTAAAGGTATCTATGACAGAATTGCTAAAGTTCGAGACTCACATGCAGGTGGGACAAGAGTAAGCGATACAAGTATACAGGCACAAATAATGACGATTGAGGAAGACCTGCGCTCTATGATGGATATAGCCAGTAATCATGGAATCGCCAAGGATGTCTTAGAGGAGGCTACCAAACACTTATCAGAATTTGAAGCCAACGTAAAAAAAACTGCAAAAACTTCTGAAACATCTGCGACTAAAATCTCCCCGTTGATAGACGCATTAACACCGGATTCGGAAAAATTTAGGCAATGGGGCGAGGAGTTCAAGGGGATACTTGATGGTATTCGCCAAAAGATCGAGGAAGTTTTCGACCTTAGCAAAATAGATTTGCACGAAGGAAACATAAAGGCACAGTTTGATAAGCTTGTGGAGGGGGCAGAAAAGCTCAAGAAGGAACGGCGTGCGGCTAAAAAAGCAAAATCGGACATAATATATAAAGAACATCTTGATAACATCGGGAGATATAAATCTCGTGCAATTAGCATAGGTAAGGCAAAGGCTGAAAACGGTGGAGAGTTGCCCGCTGAAGGATATACCGAGCTTTCTGAACAATATAACAAACTTGAGAAAAACTTTGAAAACTACGAGTCTAAATTAAAAGAACTTGGAGTCACGGAACAGCAAGCCCAAACTTTGCTTGCTAAATACCATAAGGCTGTCGAGGACACCAAGTTGGAAGTCGAGGCGTATACAAGAAAGCTTGCAGAGGCATCTAAAAAAGAGAGCGAAGCTGCGAAGAAGGCGGAGGAGATTGCCGAAAGACGGAGAAAACTTACTGAAGAAAAAACGAAGGAATCGGAAGAGGCTACAAAAGAAAAGAAAAGCAAGGTCGACGAGACAGAAGCATACAATCGAGAGCTCGATAAGCTCAAAAAATACTATGAGTTACGCCGTAAACTTGAAAAGGAAGTCGCGGACGGAAATGTTAAACGTGACGGTGACGACGGATATGGCGTTATAAAGGAGCGAGATAATCGTGAAGTAACAGAGCTCGTTGAACAGTATAAGAATGCGGCGAAAGTCTCGGCAGATTATGAGGAAAGTCTTAAAGAACTGAATCTGTCAGAAGAGCGGCGCAATAAGCTCATTTCTGAACAGAAAAAGCTACAAGACGGGTTAAACCTTAGTATTAACAGAACAACCGATATCCAAGAAGCGGAGAAACATGAAAAGGCTAAACATGCGCTTAAAGAATACCTTAAGCAGCTTAAGATTTTGGAGAAAGAAAAGTCTCGAAATAATGTTTTTGACGCCCAAAAGGCCGCCGATACAATTAAAACATACGAGCCTGAGACTGACCTCAAAAAAATTAAAGACTTCGATAAAGAATGGAAGTTAAAAGAGGGCGCTCCTATTGAAGCAGAAAAGACATGGAGCGCGTTTATAACAACTCTACAAAAGGCGCGCGAGGAATACATGAGAACAAGAGCGGCCCTCGGCGATAAGAGTCTTGCGGGAGAACTCGACGAAAAACTTATGGAATCAGTAGAAACGTTCGACGTTTTCTCCATAAAGGGTCAAGAAGCATACAGTAAACTTAGAGCTAAAGCCATTGACTACATCGACCGTGTTCAAGATGCGGCGTCTCGAGACCCTGTCGCCAAGTCGATGCTGGAAGATCTTCGTAGGCAGGCAAACGAAGCCGAGCCGAACATAGAGAAACTCAAAGTTAGGTTGTCGGAAGTTCGTGATTACATATACGGCAAAGGCCTTGAGAACGAAACATGGCTACAGAAGCAGGCAAAGTCACTTAGCGCAAACCTTCGTTCGGCTGTTGCCGGATTCGTGGTTGCCAAGCTCGGACAGTCCATACACGAAATATATCAGAATGTAGTTAAACTCGACGAGGCGGTGGTAAACCTCCAGATTGCCACAGGAAAAACACGTCAAGAAACCAAATACCTCGTAAAGCAGTATAGCGAGCTCGCAAAAGAACTCAAGGCTACTACGTTGGAAGTGGCAGATGCCGCTGACACTTGGCTTCGTCAGGGTTACTCAATAGAGGAAACAAACTCCCTTATCGAGAATACTATAATGCTCTCTAAGCTCGGCCAGATGGAATCTGCTGATGCGGCGAAAGCATTGACAAGCTCGTTGAAGGGATACAAGCTTGCGGCAGAAGAAAGCACCGCTGTAGTAGACAAGCTTACGGCCGTAGATATGGAATCCGCAACAACTGCAGGCGGTATTGCAACCGCAATGGCTGAGACTGCGGCAAGTGCTGATATCGCGGGTGTATCAATGGATAGGCTTATTGGTTACATTGCGACGGTATCCGAAGTTACACAGGACGCCGATGAAAGTGTGGGTGGCTTCGTCAAGACCTTGCTTGCCAGAATGGGTAACATAAAGGTCGGAAAGTTCGTTGACGATGAAACCGGTGAGTCCTTGAACGACGTTGAGAAGGTGCTGGACTCGCTTGGAATCAATCTTCGCGATAAGGTGACCGGAGAATTCCGCAACTTTGCCGATGTTCTTGACGAAGTAGGCGCAAAGTGGGAATCTTATGACAACACAGCGCAACACGCTATAGCAACAGCATTAGCGGGCACTCGACAACAGGAAAAACTCTTCGTGCTTATGTCAAACTATGGCACGGCGCTTGATTACGCAAATACAGCCGCGGAATCGAGTGGAACTGCAGCTGAGAAGTATGAGGCGGTGACTGCGGGATTGGAAGCCGCATTTAATAGCCTTACAACTTCGTGGGAGGAGTTTTCGCAAAGTGTATTAAATAGCGATCTTATCGTTGGCGGTGTAGAATTGCTAAGCAGGCTTGTGACAGTGTTGAATGAAGTCGCAAGTGCCGGAGGAGGCGTAGCTATTACAATCACAGGAGCAATTGCTGGATACGCCGCTTTGGTTGCAATGTATAAGAAAATTGAACTTGCACAACGGAAACACTATCTTTCAATATTACAAATATCGGACGCTCAGGTCAAAGGTATTACGACTGCTGAATTATACGGCTTGGCTCAAAGGAAGGCGGCAGGAGAGTTTGTAGAAAAAGACAGTCTAAGAAATGCTATAAACAATATCTCCAAGGGTGAGAGCGCAGTGGCGGACTATGTCGTTGGATTTAATAAAGCGATCAGCGCACTTTCCATCTCTGCTTCGATAATAATTTCTGTGCTTCAGATTGTAAATAATGCTCGTAAAAAATATAAACAAGAAATTATAGAGTCTGCTAATGCGGCCAAAACCGAGGCGGCAGAACTCGCCGAATTAAGTTCGAAATATAAAGAAGTTTTATCAGAAGTCAATAAAGGCACTAAGACACAAGAAGAGCTTCAGTCGGTAAAAGATGAGTGGATTGCAAAACTAAAACTCGAGCGAGAGGAAGTAAGCGGTCTTGCCGACGATTACAGTGCTCTGTCTAAGGAGCTTGCTGGCTATACTGCGAACAAAATGCAAGGCGGCTTAGGCGCGCTTCAAGAAGCAATACGGGTATCAGAAAAAGCGTTGAAAGGCACCCTTAAGTTTGATTCCTCCTTTATGGCATACGGCGAGGACGGACTTCCTAGAGATATGAGGGAAAAGACATTAGCCGAACGAGAGGCCATAAGTAGCTGGATTCACGAACTTAACACAATGGGTCTGATTAAGGAAACCGACTTTATCTTGGATCCACATAGCAAATTGGCTGAAGGCTTTACGATGGACAGATGGGACGTGGACGGAGAAGCAGGAGCTTCTGCTATTGACCAGATCAATTATTATAATCGCCTCTATTCTGTAATGGAGTCGGCAAAAGAACGATTCGGAATAGATAACGCGTTTTACAGAGATACAAAAGCTGCTTATGACAAATTCTCTCCTGCCATCGATGAATATAAATCCAGTATAAGCGATTACAATAACCACATAGCCCAAATAGAGCTAAACGAGTACTTGTCCAAAGGCAACGAACTTCCTACAACGTCCGAAGAGTATGAGTCGTTTAAAAAAGCCCTGATAGCTGAGATATTGGGAAGAAAGGGGCCAGATGCAAAGACGGGATACGAGGGTGAAGGTCAATTCGCTATCTTGTCAGACACCCCTCTCACCACCGCTGAGGACTACATCAACGCAGTAGCACCCACCGTGGACGCTTTATTGGAGTCTATCGTTGATATTCAAGAGCTCCCCGAATCATATGGCGGTGTTGTCTACAAAAGCATTCTTACTATCTTAGAAGAGGTTCAAGGTCGACACGACGCTTTACAACAAGCAACTGAGGATATGAAAGAGTACGGTTATCTCAGCGCCGATTCCCTCTCGATCATAATGGATGACTATCCCGAACTCGAAGAGTACCTCACAATGACAGCGGACGGCTATATACTTACCGAGGATGCGCTTAAATCGTACATGGATACTCAGCAAAAGGTATACGAGGATACGCTGAAGGAAGCTGAGGCACAAGGCAAAAATTCCGAGGCTTACATTACAGCTATAGGAAACCTTGAACGCTTTATTGCTGTCAGAGAGACACTCGCTCTCGGAGGCACGAGCGAGGAAATAATTGAGTCGCTTGAAGCGGAAAGAGACCAACTGAACAAACTTCTTGACGAGTATAAAGACATCGTTGATATGCGAAAAGAGCTCCTTCAAACTTATGCCGATGAAATATCTTATCGCGATGAGCTCTCAAGAAAACAGCACAACATATCCGATTTACAAACACAGCTCTCGATAGCTCGAATGGATAATTCTGCTGCGGGCAAGGCTAGAGTTCGTGAGCTTGAATCACAGCTTGCCGATGCCGAAAAGGAGCTTGGAGACTTCACGTTTGACCATGCTGTAGACCAGATTATAAATCAAATTGACACTGAATACGAGCAATATAGAATATATATTGATGAAAAGGTCGAGCAAATTACAAGCGCAATTGAAAAGGCTGGAAAAGGAGTTGAAAACTCCGTCACAAACAGCAACACAGGTGGTTCTGTTGTTGCTCTGCCTGAGTTGGCGGGAAGATACACACTCAACACGCCTTCGACCGATCACGATACGCCGAGCTATGAAGAAGTAGAAGCCTTTCTCAAAAAACAAAAGAATAAAAATATCTTAGAGAGAGGGTATGGCACATACCACACGGGCGGTTTTGTCGGAGACTACGCCCAGCTTAAGGATAATGAAGAATTCGCAAGACTGGTAAAGGGTGAGTTTGTTACAACCCCTGCTCAAATGTCGCAATTTATGAATCGAACATTCCCCGAAATTGCTTCGTCGAGAGAAGCTAAACAGGAATTTAATGCTCCGCTTATCTCCATAGAGTGCCAGAGCATAAACAACGAAACCCTCCCCAAACTTGAGGAAGTGGTTGACCGCGCCGTCGAAAAGGTTCAAAAAATGCTTGACGATGGTATGAGCCGTAAGGGATATAAACACCCGGTTAAAAAATTATTATTTTAAAATCAAGGGCGGCAACACCGCCCTTTTTTCTGTAGAAAGGAGAGATATAAATGGTAAATGCATCATATTTCACGTATGACGGAGTATTTTCAGGTGTATACGGTTTGATGATTGCTGATTTCAACAGTGATACAGTGACCGAGACTCCCGCTTTCTCTCCGACTTTTAATACCATAAAACCTTCGGTGCAAGACCGATTTTTCCACAATGGGATTTCATACGATTCCCCTCCCCAGTATCAATTCAGCATACTGAGTGATTCGGTGATAGTCGAGAAAACAAGACGAGAGATTGTCCGATGGCTACTCGGAAGAGATTCGTTCAAGACGTTGGTTTTTCATCAGCCCGACTTAGAAGCTTATGCTTATAATTGCGTATTCACGGCCATGGATATCATATATGTAAACGGATACTGCCACGGATTTCGAGTTACGGCGACATTTGATTCGCCGTATCAGATATGCAACCCCACAGTATTGGAGATAGTCGGAGACGAAACGTCGAAAACGGTTGAAATAGAAAATTGCTCCGATATACTCGACGATTATACGTATCCGTATGTGGAGATATCCGCAAATGCTGATGGTGCTATAAAGATAATTAACGAAACAGACGACAGCGAACGACAATTTTCGTTCACAGGTGTCAAGGCGGGTGAGACTATAGTGGTAGATAACGAAATGCGCTACATCAAATCCTCGCTCGGAGTTGAAAAACTGAGTACTTTCAGCAAGCATTGGCTTAGGCTGAAGCCGGGCACCAACACTTTGACCGTCACCGGGCAAGCTAATATAACGATAACTTGCCCCAATTACGCCAAAATAGGGTTCTAAGGAGGATGTATGAATTTTAGTTTTAACTATTACAACAAACTCGAAGATTGCGAATTCTATCTGTGTAATCCCGACGGACGCGAGCTTTACTCCATTTGTGCTTACGAGAGAAATGTCGCGCTAAGATTTAACGATATATCCGCCATCACATTCAAAGTGCCTGCGACTATTCAAAGATACGATGGAGTAGTGGAAAGAGCCGAATATTACGATTTGATTGAGACTACACGCCTTATTTATGTCACAAGCATCGGTTGGTTTAAGATTGCGAGCGTATCCGAGAGTGATGACGGAAAAGTAAAGTACAAAAGTGTAGAGACAGAGTCTCTTCAATCGGTATTTAAAAACAAAGGATTCGTCTCTGAAGAACGCGTATATTGCTTCTACAATCCTTCTGACCCATACGATACGACTTATGATTCCGGCAGTCCGGAGTCTGTTCCTTCGGTATTAGGACAGTTGTACCGCCAGCTTGGAATTAGGCAAGACCTTAAGCAAGAAATCGCAGAGCCCGAAACTCCATACGAAGAATGGACTATAACCTATGTTAGTCCTTCATTGAAATATCACGGAGATGGGTCGATTTGCAGAACCTTCACCGATACCACGACATACGGGTACGATTGGATGGTAAACGATGTCGAAGAGGCCTTCAAGGTCGTTTTTGTATTTGATTTTATGAATAAAGCAATACAGATAAAGACCGTCGGAGAGGCCACTGCGAGAAAAAATCTATGCCTGTCATTTCATAACTTCTTACGCAACATACAGGTAATAGAAAACGCAGACGAAATAGTGACTGTATTATCCTGTAACGGAAATGGTGTAGACATAACGCAGGTCAATCCTACGGGCACTAACTATATCGTTGACTTCAGTTATTATATGGACGAAGTAAATCACCGGTGGATGTCGGATGCCTTAATATCCAAGCTAAAGCGTTGGATGAAAGAAGTAGAATCCGAAAAAAGTGAGTACGCAAGTCTCATTTCTCAACTTCGAGAGAAGTATTTGACTTTAAGCGAATTAGAGGCCGAGCATACGGAGTTATCAGTATCGTATAAGGATATGACAAACGCGGTTGATAAATATATTACCTCAGATATGTCAAGTTCGGAGTTGCAAGGTATTGTGGCGGCTGAAAAAGTAGAGGCTGGACACAAATCTCACGACAGTACGTCAAATTATTATGATACCTCATTTAATTCGGATGCGATGCTTACAGGATATACTTCGCAGCCCGATTATGACTCCACGTCAAAAGAATGGTGCTTCTATGGAAGTAGCGCTTATGATACAGCAACGAATCTCTACAATTCGGGATATTATTACTTTTCAGACGGAAGCTCGGCGGAGAGTTATTGTATGCTGAACGGTACCGCAAAAGTGACTGTCGACGAAGACGACCCTCTGAATTCCACCGCGACATATTACTGTGATTCATACACCAAGTATACCGGCATTCACAATGCTCAAAAATGGGCTACGCTTAAAGGTAGACTGGTATCCAAGCTTAATTCAAACATAACCGATATAAACGCAGAAATAGACAGTCTTACCGCGACAATAAACGCAATTGCAAGCAGGCTGAACATATTAAATTATTTCGCAAACACTCCTTCATTATTAAGAGAGCTCAACGCCTATTGGATTGAAGGAAGTTATTCGGATGAAAACATTTCTGCCACCGACGATATGTCACAGGCACAAAGAATTAACTTATCAAACGAGCTTCTCTCTGCCGGTGAGACAGAACTGAAAAAGATATGTCAGCCGCGATACTCATTTAGTGTGGATTCAAACGATTTTTTGAAGAACTATGACTATAAAGATTTTGCGAATGAGTTACAGCTCGGAGGTATTATCACTGCAGAAAAAGGGGATGGGCTGTGGTACTACCCTGCCCTACTCGAAATGTCATTTTCTCTCGACAGCAAAGAGAGCATTTCATTGACGTTTGCAAACGCTCTCCGTCTTGACGACTGGGGGTATACGTATGCGGACTTGATTTCGGAAGCATCGTCTACATCAAGGCAAATAAGTGCAAATTGGTCTGAGATTATGGAGTATTCTAAAAACAAAGATACAATATCCGAACTGATTAAAAATCCGCTGGATATGACTCTTCGCGCGGGTATGGCTAATACCGTAAATCAAGAGTTTACCATAGACAAGACGGGTATTCTCGGCAGAAAATTCACACACGAAGGAGCAGATGAGTTCGAAGATGAGCAAATGAGAATACTGAACAACCTTATATTGTTCACGGATGATTGCTGGGAGACAGCAAAAACAGCACTCGGTAAAATACAGTATAAAGACAGTAGCGGCAATACAAAATCTGCATATGGATTGATTGCTCAAGTGCTTGTTGGTTCTATGATTCTTGGAGAAACATTAGAGCTGAGAAATGACGACAGTAGTATTTTCCTGAATAATAAAGGAATCAAAGTTATGAACGGCGACGGCGAGACGGTATTCGAGGCGGGTTCCGACGGCACATTAACTGTAAAAAATTACGCTACATCTGATAGTGTAAGCGAGATAAGCTCAAGCTTGAAGATAATGCAGAGCGAAATTACAGCAAAAGTTAGTTCGAGCGGCGGCGGAGAATCTTTTTCATGGAAGTTAGATGAAGACGGATTTTATTTGTACGCAAATAGTGGTATTAGTCCTGTTTTTAAGGTGGACTCAAATGGCGCTGTGATAAATGGAGAGATACATGCACAATCGGGATGGATAGGCACCGAACAGGAAAACATGATTTGGGAAATCGGATGGTGCGACGACCCTGATGGAATACTGGGTGAGTATGGCAGTGTATACCTTCGTAGCGGTGTTGACAAGTTGCAAGATATTGGATTTGGTGTTAAGAGCAACAATGTCTATCTGGGCACAAACGGCTTAATGTATTCCACCTTAAATGGCGATGACACTAAGTATACTAATTATAATTTCACAACAATAATGCGCGGAGGATTTTGCGCCTATTACGGTAGTGAGACAGGAGATTTTAACTTTAATCACACTCTCATAAATCATACTCATAAGAGCATCGATTTTTATGGCTACTCAAGTACAGATGGAATGGGATTGAGTGGTATAACCATAGGCATGGAAACAAGATTTGGTTATATCGGTATTGAAAAAAACAGTAGCTCGACCGAGTACATCTTTAGAATAGACAGCCCGCAGATAACGTCGTGCAAAAACATCTACCCTTCGGGTAAAGGCATATACAGTTTGGGGTCATCAGATTATTACTGGAACGACATTTATGCGGATAATAGCGTAATACAAACCTCTGATGCAAATAAAAAACATAGTGTTGAGAGCCTCGCAGGAAGCTATTCACTTTTCTTTGATAAGCTGAGACCTGTGACCTATAAGCTCAACAACGGAAGCAGTGATAGAACTCACTCAGGCTTTATTGCGCAAGAGGTTGAAGTTGCGTTAATCGAAGCCGGACTGACCACGAAGGATTTTGCGGGAATTTGTGTTTCCTCCACAGCCGAAGAAAACACAAATTATGGACTCAGATACTCTGAATTCATCGCTTTGAATACTTACGAAATACAGAAACTCAAGACCGAAATTGTTGCGTTGAAAGAAGAAATCAATTTGCTCAAATCATAAAATTTTAAAAAGGAATGATTAAAATGAAAAACACAAGTTTTATGCAGACGCTCGCTCTTGAGCCTGCTGATTTGGTAGCCAAAGCGCATAAAACCGGTTGGGTGATGTCGCTGATCGGTTCAATAGTATATTTCTTTTTGAGGCTAATGCGATGTGAACCTGAAAAATACTGCGGAATTAAATATTTCAAAATAGGACACAGCTGGGGCGGGGTTAGCCTCGGCTGGTTCTTTATCTGCGCTAAAAATGCTAGTGAAGCTACGATGAAACACGAGATCGGGCACTGTGTTCAGAACGCCGCTATTGGAGGATTTCGTATGCTGTTTTACTCACTTGGGTCATTGATACGATGTGGGTATATAAAGATAGCAAAAGCTTCGATCGTCTACGATTCGTGGTGGTTCGAAGGAACGGCTACAGAGCTAGGAAACTCGTATTGCTTACGACACTTAAACAAAAGGGAGTAAAATGACATGAAAATAAAATTAGGAAGCCTGATAGAGGCTAAAGCGGTAATTGACAGCCTTTTAGATAAGGAACATCACAATACGGTATTGGCGTACCGCATAGCCAAATTTTCATTATCTATACAGAATGATTGTGATGCCTACATGGCGGCCACACAATCAGCTATTAAAAAATACGGTATTCTCAACGAAGACGGAACCATAAGAATTCCGAATGAAAATATGAAGGAACTCAACGAGGAAATGAATAAACTCAAAAACACTGAGTTGGACGCTCCGAACATTAAGTTTTCCCTCTCCGAAATTTCGAAGGAGTTCAATCTTTCGATACGTCAAATGATGAGTATTATGGACTTCGTAGAAGACGATATTGAGAAACATTAACACGACTCTGGTCAAGGAGATATGCCATGAGTATATTTGTTAACAACACATTATGCGACACTTATGCCTACCTCGACGAAGAAAAATGCGGAGAGACGCTATTACTGAGTGTTGCAAAAAATCAAAAAGAAATAAAGGTATTTTTGTTTTGTGACAAAAAGCCTTTTCCCATTTACCCCAACTCGGAAGTGAAAGTTGAATGTTATATTTTAAATCACTCGACAGGCACCCTTGTTGAATGCCAAAAAGGCGACGGTGGGGAGATAATAACGGAAATTCCAGACGAACTTTTTCTTGCCGGACAACATTTGCTTTGTGAGATAAATGTAAGCATAGAGAAAGTGTTAAAACACCGCGCTCGCGCAACTACTTTTTGCGTGTATATGACCGAATAAGGAGGTTATTATGGAAAATACAGATTTTAAGGTTATTACACATATGACTGTATATATTGATGATATAGTAAGCAATACTCCTCCGTATGTATATGCCAAAAGAGGTGACGCAAGCTCCAGAGCGTTGATAATTGAAATCAGAAGCTCTAAAGGTCAAGTTAAAATATCGACGTCGGCAAGAGTAAACGCAATACTCCCAAGCAATAAAGAATACTATGCTGAGGCCGTGATAAACAGCGACGGAAGTATATACGTAGATATTCCTCCCGAATTTCTTGTCGAAGAAGGACGAGTGTCGTGTGATATTATGGTTAGAGATTCGGACGGTAATAATTACATTTCCACTTCCCCATTTTACATTATTGTCGGACGTTCAAATTACTCCGCTTACGCAGAGGAGGGGTCTGATTATACTATAAGAATCGCTACACTCGAAGAGGTTAAGGAGTATTTGGAGATATAAGAAAGGAAAATAATTATGTATACAATAATTATGAATAGCGACAAAAGTTTATCCAAAACTGTTGTTCGCACATTACATCAAGGAGAGAACTTGGTGGATAATTTTAGATTTTTCATACCCAGAAAGTATGGCAATTTGGATTTATCGGAATTTAGAGCGACTCTAAAATATATTAACCAAGCGAACATCTTACACTCCGAAAAATTGGTTTTGGCAAGTGAGCAAACCAAAGACGATATGCTGTGTTATTACTTACCCGTAGAAACTGCATTAACGCAATTCGCGGGAGATATAACAGTGCGTCTAATGCTAAAAAAGGATGCTTTTGTCTTGCATAGCAGTGAGACCACAGTAAGTGTCGTAGCCGTCTCGCCCTGCTATCAGTACAGCACGGACGAAGACACTTCTGACGATTCATCCTCGGATTCTCCGCAAAATCCCTCAGACTCAAATGACAAAGAAGGATTTGAAGTTGTTGAATTCTGATTTTTTGGATGTAACATATATTATAAACTAAAACGTAGGAGGATAACACATGTCGAATTTATCAAAACACGCTTTTGGTAGCAAAGAAAACATTGAAGCAGCCAAGGAGTCTGGGAAAATCGACGAGTATGACGTGATTTTTATGGATAACGGTGAAATTGGTTGGGTCGATAAAAACAAGAATACGGTCATTAACACGCCTCGAACACAGAAGCCACATACACTGAACGGAGTTTCGCTTGGAGCACTGGCTGATGGCGATACCGTTCCCACAAACACAAGTATCGATGAACTTGTTGCAATGATTACCCAGAAGGCTATAGCTGCTACTTATACCAAGCCTACACTTACAATTGCCAACAACGGCGGGCAGGCCTCGGGTAACGTAGAGGCGGGCACGTCAATTACCCCTAAGCTTAAGGCTACATTCACACAGAACGATGCAGGAGCAATGACAGCAATTTCTATCCTTAAAGGTTCTACTGAGGTTGCAAGCGGCACCACTTCCCCGCTTACATATTCGGGTGAGGAAACTGTCGTCGGAGACGAAACAATTACATTCAGTGCGTCTGCTACATACGGCGATGCCCCCATTAAGAACAACAATCTCGGCGCTGAGTCCACTGAAAATTGGTTTGCTGGAGACACTATAACTTCGTCCGGTTACAGTATCACCGGCAAAAGAAACCTCTTCTATGGAACAGGCGTAGGCAGTGTACCCACATTAACCTCTGATGTCATTCGTGCGCTGACAAACAAGAAGCTCGCACCCACACAGGGATACTCTTTTAATATCACGGTAGATGTAGGACAGCAATATATTGTGATAGCATATCCTTCAACATTACGCGACATTAACAATGTTACATACGTAGAAGCTAACGACGGCGGTATGGCAAGTAACTTCGCCAAGACTACACTTGATGTAGCTGATGCGCGTGGTGGCGAGAACGGCAAGACATCTTACAAGGTCTATACTTATTCTATGGCAGTTCCCGCAGCGGCAACTATGACGTTCAAGGTAACAATTTAACACAGGAGGTAAAACACTATGTCTACAATTGAAAGCAAGAATTTACTCGTATGGGTAAAAGCTATGTCGAGAGGACAGGCTTTACCTCTTGATGCATCGGAAATTCACAGTACACTTGCAGATGCCGAAACTTATGCGGCATCTGCGATTGCGTATGAAGGTCAGACCATTAAGGCAAAGCTCGAGGATGGCAAGTATCACGAATACATTTTGCAGCCTACAGAGTCTGGTTACGTACTCGAAGAGGTCGGCGCAATCTCTGTGGAAGATCTCAAGCAGTATGTTCTGGTAGTTGAATCGCTTCCCGAGTCTGGACAGGAACAAGGTATACTCTATATCTGCGGCACAACCGGCTCTATTTGGACTGGTAGTGCGTGGAAAAACGTATTTTGGGACGTTACGACAGAGATTGAGGCAATTTCTGATAGAGTTGACGAAGTTGAATCTGCGCTCGACGAAAAGGCGCCGATTAGCAACCCTGTATTTTCGGGAGTTGTTAAAGTCGGCGAGGAAGAGGTCGCTCTCAAATCTTACGTCGAGAGCTTGTTTGCGCAGTTAGAGGAATCTTCCGTCCCCGACATTGTTAACTCCTCAAACCCTATCCCGACAGAGTACAAAGCAGGTAGAAGCTACCGCGTAGCTGAAGCTGGTACATATGCCGGTGTAGAGTGCGAGGTAGGAGATCTGATTCTCGTAGTTAAGGACTATAATGCCGACACTGCGTCTAACGCAGATTTCATGGTTCTTCAGAGCAACATTGATGGCGCAGTCACTTCAACATCTGATGTAACTACCGTCGGCGAGATTGTTGTATTTGACTCCGTTACCGGCAAGGTAATCAAGAGTTCCGGCGTTCAGGTTTCCTCTCTGAATGACGCTATCGCAAAAGCTCACGAGCATGCAAACAAAACACAGCTCGATACGTACGACAAGACTCAGGCAGAGTTACTTACGGCCGCAAAAGAAGAAGCGCAGGGTATCGTGGACGGGCTCGATCTTGATGCTAAGTTTGAAGAAAAAGCTGATAAGGCAACGACTCTCGCGGGCTACGGCATCACAGATGCGTATACAAAGACTGAGGAGAACGCTTATCGCAAGACTCTTGAGGAGAATCTCAACAGTAAAATCAGCGCTTCTGAGGTTGACACGAAAATTGCTACCGCAAAAGAAGAATTTCTCGAGGAAGCAGCTCAGAATACATCGGAAGCATTAGAGGAAAGAGTGGGCGGAATTCCTACTGATACGACTATTAAAGATTACATTGACACAGCTGTTGGTTCCGGCGGCACTGCGAGCGCTACGGCTATTGCAGAGGCTAAGCAAGAAGCAATCAACATATCCAAAACTTACACTAACGAACAGATAGCCTCCGCGCTGGCAATCGTTGAATTTTAATTAACCTACAGGAGGTATGCACGTGGCAGACACAAATACATACCCAGTTTTATCGGTCTGTGCCACGGTTGGGAGTAATTTATCTGATATCGCCATAAAAAACGGACAGCTTATATTCATCCGTGATAGACACAAAATTGCTCTCGATTATAACGATAAAAGAACTTTCTATAATCAGATTACTGAATTGGACACCGAGCAAGCAAGGAAATCCTTGCTTGCTCCGGTAGCTGGAATGTATTATTTCGTAATCGATACAGCGGTATTCTGGGCATACCGAGAATCGGGATGGATTCAAATCACCACACCGCCTCAAGAGATAGTTTTTATCGGCGCAGAACTACCCGAACTGGGCTCAAGCAAGACCTTGTACATTGACAAGGTGAATAAGAAAATATCAATTTGGGATGATGTCTCCTCGCAATATATTATTGTGGCAAACAAAACAGAGGCAATGACTTTAGAGGACATTGATGCATTATTCCAAGAATAAAAACAACATTTTATTAAGGAGATACTTACTATGGCAGAAACAATTGAAAAGAAATTTTTGAGTTCTGATGGCGTGGAGCGCCTTGTCGAAAATATCAAGACAGCAGATGCTAAGGTTATAAAGGATGCTAAGGATTATGCGGACGGGCTTGCAGAAAACTATGACGCCGCCGGAACAGCGACAACAAAAGTGCAGGAACTCGCCAATGGCCAGGTTAAAACAAATACCGAAGCTATTGAAAAGTTAAACGGTGATGATGCTGTTGACGGTAGTGTCGCCAAGGCTGTAAAAACCGCCAAGGATGAAGTAAAAGAAGATATTGGCAGTCTTGAAGGGCTTGAAACGACAGACAAGGATAACTTAGTAGACGCAATCAACGAGGTAAGACGTTCGGTATCTGCGGGTGGAACTGCTGCCGCAGTTTCAATTTCCACAACTGAGACATCAGATGGCGCCGCTAAGTCATACACAATTTATCAGGGTGAAACTAAGGTCGGAGTGATTGACATTCCAAAGGATATGGTTGTTGAATCTGGCGAGGTTGTCGTAAACCCCGAAGGCCAAACCGCAGGAACTTATATTAAACTCGTGCTTGCAAATGCTACGAATGATGTTATCTATGTAAACGTTGGTACGCTCGTAGATATTTACAAGGCTCAAGCCAATGCAGCACAGGTTCAGCTCTCTGTCGACTCCACCACAAGAGAGATTAGCGCGACTATTGTAGCAGGGTCTATTACCGCAACCGAGCTTGCCGCAAACGCTGTAACAACAGAAAAAATCGCCAACGGCAACGTAACAAAGGAGAAGCTTTCTACGGCTGTACAAGCATCTCTTGACAAGGCTGAAAATGCCGATGTCAACGCACAGTCTAAGGCGGATGCTGCACTTGAAGCCGCAAAGAAATATACTGACGATGCTATTGGAGATGTTGACCTTTCTGGAATTTCAACAAATGCAAGCGATATTGACAAAATCGAGGCATCTCTCGCAGAGGGAGGAGCTACGGCAAACGCTATTGCAGATGCAAAGCTGGCAGGCACAAACGCACAATCTGCGGTAACGGAGCTCACAAATGGTGAAGTTGCTAATTTAAGAACTGATGTAAATGCGCTGAAAGCTGTCACATACACAGAAATAACGGTCGAAGAAATCGACGCAATGTTTGCCTAATCATAATATGAGGATCGCAGAATCTGCGATCCTCCACATGAAAGTGAGGTAAATTATTTTGGAAAATAAGTATTTAGGCGAGACAGGCTCGTCACGAATAATAGAAAAACTAAAGCAACACTCTGATGCTAATCTTGACACAGCAAAATCTTACACTGATAACAAAACATCTGAGCTTGCTTCCGCCGTTCAGAAAGATTTAGATGCTACAAATAATGAGTTATCAAAACACGCGGAGAATGCAGCTATCCACCTCTCTAGTACGGGTCAAGAGAAATTAAACGGCATTGAAAGTGGTGCTCAAAAAAATACAATTACCGGCGTAAAAGGTGACGCAGAGTCTTCATATAGAACTGGAAATATCAATATTACTGCTACAAATATTGGTCTTGGTAATGTAGATAACACAGCAGATGCCGATAAAACTGTTGCCAAAGCAATTCAAGATGGTGATGGTAATGTTATTGCAGATACATATGCTAAGAAAACAGACTTTGTTGCTATTACCATCCCAGAAATAGACGCAATATGTATTATCCCTCTTGACCCCGGTCTGTATCAAGATGGGGCTATGGTTATGAGTTGGGACGAACTGGTCGAGGATGGAATGTTTAATACCGATGCTTTAAGTGGAGGGTATTTAATAGATATGGGCGGGTATACACCTTCCTTTACTGATGGCGAACTTGTCATCACAGATGAAACAGGTGTGACGCAAATTGGCAGTACGGGTGACAACTTCGCAAAAGTAATCTTAATTGACAGTACGGCCGGAATAGATTCGGGTGCATTTTCTGGATATACAAATCTCATTGAAGTGTCACTTCCTCAGCATCTAACCACAATTGACTATGCAATGTTTAACCAATGCAACAATTTGAGCAAGGTGCTCATCCCTTCAAATGTGACCTCATTTATGGAAAACTGCTTCTGCAAGTGTATCGGTTTGAAAGAGATTACATTACCTGAAACTACTACATACATTGGAGCGGATGCATTTGCAGGCTCTGGATTGCAATCTATTCGTATACCTTCAAATGCATTAAACGCGCCTAGTAGTGGTTGGCACTCCTTTGGAGGTTGTAAGAGTTTAACGAGCGTGACAATCGAACCTGGAAACACCAGTTTGAACTATGGTATATTTAGCGGCTGTTCTGCTTTAATGGAAATTGTAATTCCTGAAGGCGTCACCTTAATAGGCGAGGGGGCATTCGATGGTTGTACTGCTTTAACATCTGTTGCTTTGCCTAGCAGCCTGACCAATTTAGAAGTTGGCATTTTCTATGACTGTACATCACTTACTCAGATTAACTTCAGCGGGACAATGGCTCAGTGGAATTCGCTCGGTCAGGATAATGTCGTTTTTAATACTAGATTGTTCTTGGGCGAAGGCTCTGCCATAAGTAGCGTGGTTTGTTCCGATGGAACGGTAACAATAACTGCCGGGTAAGGAGGCGATGTAATATGGCAATGTTAAATAACGAAGGATTAGCCCACCTTTGGGATAAAATCCTTAATAATTTTGTTAAGAAAAGGGCTGGTAAAGATCTTTCATCTAATGACTTTACCAACGAGCATAAAAGCAAAGTTGATAGCCTCCCTACCGTCACAACTGATGATAATGGCAAGTTTCTTCAAGTATCGGACGGCACCATAGTTGTCACAACCATACCTAACGCAGAGGAGGCTAGCTTCTGATGGCACAGTATTTAATTCAAGAAACTACAATGAAAAATATAGCCGACAATGTTAGAGCATTGACGGGTACCAGCGGAAGCTTATCTCCCGCCCAGTTGTCCACTGAGATACAAACGGCGAAGGAAAATGTAGACAGCGCTATGGAGGCACTTGGAGCTTTAGGTGTTACAGTACCCGAGGGCTCTAAGGTTGGCGATTTGGCAGGGCTAGTTGGGAATGTTGAGAGTGGCGTAGAACTTCCCGAACTCACCAACGAAGGCACCGCTGCTGATTTGTTGTTAGGCAAAGAGTTGATTGATGAAGACGGCAATGTGGTTGCAGGAACTATGGCTAATAACGGAGATGTATCTAAGAGCATAGACGGCATTGACGTCAAATCGGTAGAAGTGCCAGCAGGATACACAAGCGGTGGCACGGTAAGTCTTACGGATGATATCGATAACGAGGTTGATACGCAAGCAGATTTAATCTCTCAGATTAGTACAGCGCTCGCAGGCAAAACTGCGGGAAGTAGCGTCAGCCTACAGTCCAAATCCGTTACGCCGAGCACAAGTGCACAAACAGTAACTCCCGATGCGGGGTATGACGGTTTGAGCCAGGTTGCGGTTGGAGCTATACCCAGCGGATTTGTGCAGCCTACGGGCACGCTGGAAGTGACCGAAAACGGAACACATGATGTTACGAATTATGCTTCTGTAAATGTAAATGTTGTGGGAAGCACAGTCGAGTGCAATACACTCTATATATCTACTAATGCCCCCACCGCTAGTGATGGCGTGAATGGAGACGTTTGGATTGTGAAGGCGGTGACGGCATGAAAGATTTAATGCTTGCTATGAGAGAGGAAAAACTTTACGTAGCTGATAGAATGAATGATATCAACACATCTTTCCCTGAGAGATTAAGCCGCTATGGATATGATTCTCTTGAAGAGTATTTTACCGAAAAGCGCGAATATCTTTTCAGTCAATGGAAGCCCGAGGTTTATTACGTTGATGTTCGTACTTTGACGACCGAGCTTGAAAATGCGGTACAGAATGCGCAGTATGGAATATATATATCGGTAGCTGATGGCTTATACGCTTTTCACGGGTCTGATGATATAGACTATGAGCTCTGCGATCAGCTTGGTGTTTGTGTCGCAGAATTATACCATCAAGGCGGCACGATTATCGGAAGTTCAGAGGATCTTGGCATTGAAATTATTGCTCCTCGTGAGATAGGCTTGAATCCGGCCTACATTCTCAAGAAGTTTTATAGTATCATTAGTCAGTATGAAGACGGCGCGGAAATTGTCGGCAATGATATTCTCGTGGATGGAGAAAAGGTGCTCGGTTCTATGTCTCGTGATGTAGGCAATGCGTTTGTTTGGGCAGCACAGATTTCTTTTGGAGAGTATACCGACGTTATTGAAAAGGTGTGTCGCAAGAAATCACACAAGAAGCCGGGCAGAATTAAGCATGCGACTCTTGGGAGAGATAAGCTTGAAAGAGAGGTGCTGAAATGGCTACGAAAACATTGATAATTAGACCTACAGGGTTTGTTGCAATAACTAATTCGCCTGCCAAAGGTTTCCCCTCCGATACGGTTGCTGAAGACTATTATAAATTGGTCAACGAAGAAATTGCTGACGATGATGCTACCTATATTTCCGTTTCAGGCATAAACGCAGCTACTCTCTCTGGTCTCTTGTTTGAGATTCCTGACGAGCACACTCATTGCGATTTTCTTTCTTGTACGATAAAAGCTAGAGCTAAAGCTAATGCCGAAGGTTTGAATTTTAATATCTCATATGATTACTCAGAAACTCCGAGTGATACTTCTACTATAACAAACACTTCTATTACGATTGGAACACTTTCAACCTCTTATCAAGATTATGCTTATGTGTTGGAAGAACAATTTTTAACATATTTTACTTCCAATAAGTCAGTTTATGTTCGTCATCAGCATGGGACGATAAGCAAAGACAACTCTTGCATACTTACACAAATATACCTCGAACTCACATATGAAACATCCGATGAGGATGGCGAAGACGACACATCCGAATCCATCTATATTAAACAAAACGGTTCTTGGGTAGCAATCACAGGTACAATTTACCACAAAGAGAATGGTGTGTGGGTTGTAACCGACTCTTCGGCGCTACAAAACGGAACTCAATATATTGTTATAAAGGAGGCTGAATAAAAAATGTCAACGATTAAAAAAAATACAACAGATCTACAGTCCCTCCTTGCTAAAGTCAACGAGTTGCCTACGGCAGGAGGCTCTGACCCTGTTTTACAGGACAAAACGGTAACGCCTACTACAAGTGCCCAAACTATCACCGCAGATAGCGGTTACGACGGACTTGATACTGTGACGGTAAATGCAATGCCTACTGCGACACAAGCTACGCCGAGTATTACTATAAATTCAAGCGGTTTGATTACCGCTACCGCCACACAGGCGGCTGGTTATGTTACTGCTGGAACCAAAAGCGGAACTAAGCAACTGACTACTCAGGCAGCTAAAACCGTTACGCCGAGTGCGAGTAGTCAGACTGCCGTTGCAAGTGGCGTTTATACCACTGGAGCTGTTACTGTGGCTGGCGATGCTAATCTTAAGGCTGAGAATATTGCTGAGGGCGTGAGTATTTTTGGCGTGAATGGTACGCATAGTGGAGGAGGTTCTGGTGGTGGAAGTGTGAAAACTTGTACAGTTACAATAAACTTGGAAAACATTAGTATGAGTCAAGTATATGAAATAGTATATGTACAGAGTAATAACGGTGATGTAGAAGTGCAATTCATTTATGAACCAGAGCCAATTACGACACTAACGAATGTTATCAGCGAAGGTATGATTTGTTTTGTTACTGCTGGATATGTAGGTTTTTCGGGGGGTGATTTGCTTGCATGTTATGGCGATACGAGCAACTGTACGACTGTCATTTACCGACAAGATTTAGATACACAAAGCGATATTGTACTAAATGGTTTGGATGTAGTATAAATTTGTGCGATGTTATCTTAACACATATTGCCATGCTAGAAGTTTGTACAATCTAATGACTAAATATGCAAGTACTATCTTGCGTGGCTGGTTTTCGATGTGCTCTACAGATCGCTGATGGATGCAAATGTATATACGCCCGAGCAGTATGCTGCGGGCTGGGAAGAGGCTTAATAGCCTATATAAAATAAACACGAGGTCGCCTTTATGGCGGCCTCATTTAAACAAGAGAATTATATACCTTATGGTATTGGAAGAAAGGAGTAATATACAATGGAAGTGGTAAAAGACATGTTGGTTACCGTAGAATCATTGAAATACGTTCATGATTCGTTGCAAGCTGAGGTAGCTGACGCTCAAATCAACGATGTCGCCGGAAACGAAATACAAAAGGTATACACATCCATGATTCCGTATGGCGTTTCTATTCCTGAGAATAGTGATTTAAACTCGACCGAATTCCTTTCGGTTGGCAATTATTACTGTTCAAAAAACACTGTAGCGGACACGTTGTCAAATTGCCCTACAGGACTTGCATTTATGATGCAGGTGTTCTCTCCCCTATCAACAGATATAAATAATGAAAAAAACAAAACTTGGGTGTATAGGTTGAGAAAGCTTATTACACATAAAGGTAATGAGTATTATCAGTTTGTCAACTCGGAAGAAACGGCGGGAGATTTTACTTATGGTGAATGGATAAAAACATCCAATGAAATAGACTTATCACAAAAGGCTGACAAAACAGCCGGCGTTTACTACATAGAAGGAACTGGTTCCACTGCAGGTACATGGTTAGGAACACATAAAGAAATAACTGAATATTATGACGGCTTAATGATTGCGTATAAAATTGGAATTGCAGCGACGACGACAACTACATTAAATATTAACAACCTGGGCGCAATCTCTGTAGTGCGAAATGCAACTACAGCAGTCGGTACAGTTTATCCTGTTAATTCTGTTATTTTTCTGGTGTACACAACAGATAGCAGTGGTGCCGCATATTGGAAAGCCCATGAATATGACGCTAACACAAGAAACACTGTTGGGGATTATCGAAAAAATGGAGTGAAACTTTACTTCGTCGGTACTACAACAAGCGATAGTTCGGCCACCTCTTCTTATGCAACGTCGTATACTAATAGCTATTGTTATGTTGGCACAGACAACTGCTTGTATAGCAATGGTAAGAAGGTCTTAAACGAGGAAGATATGCCGTCGATTCCTTCGGCGCTTCCTAATCCAAATAAGTTGACAATAAACGGAGTGGAGTATGACGGCAGTGAAGCTGTCGATCTCACAATAACAGGCGGTGCAGGGGCATCCGTAAAGACATACGGTGCTGTAGGTGACGGCACAATGGATGATACCGAGGCTTTCCGTACGGCTCTCGCGGCAGAGAGGGTGGTGTTTGTTCCAGGCGGCACTTATGTTTTGAGCGGTGAGCTTATTATTCGTGCAAACTGCGGTCTTGAATTAAGTCAGGACACAGTGCTGAAATTCACGCAGACAGACAAAAACTGTATATCAATGCTCCGTTCTGCAAGCCTTAAAGGCAATCATGCAACGATATTTGTGCCGTATACATTCGGTGCAAATGTAATTAACTGTGATACCGAGTATGACGAAGATGCACTTGAATTTGACAGAACGCTTACAGGCACAGCGTACAACACAGCGATAGCAAGCGCCAATAACGTTGCCGTTCCGCCTTTTACAAAATGGGACCCTCAATGGAAGATGACAAGGTACGTTACCGACATTAACATATGTAAGCCCGACAGTAGAGGTTTCCATTATTCAATGAACGGCGACTGCTACGGCAACGGAATCTATATCCATTGTGATAAAGAAGATTTCGTTTCATTTATGTGGGGCGTAAGTATGAGCGGTGTCAGAATCTCAGGCGGCTTTAATTATGGAATCCGCATATATAATATAGGCGAGACTGATTATTCTTGGAACCATGACATGCGTATTGAGGCGGTGATAGAGTCCTGTAAGGTAGGTGTATCCGTTGAGAACTGCCGATATGCAAGACTTGCCGTAACCATTCAGCCGAAACAGGCCTTGGCGAGCGACGGTAAAACTACAACATCGTATGCGGAACACGGCATTAAACTTGTAGACAGCCGAGGGGTTGACCTCAGCAGTTCCCGTGTTTGGGACTGGATGAATACGAACAAAACAACAGGCGAGTATATAACACTTTTCCGTCCGGGTAACGAGTACCAGCACATAGCACTTTATGGTGAATGTATGGGTCTTGTTCTTGATGATTATATGTACTATGCACAGTCCACATATGAGATAAGGGAACTTATTTACACAGATACACAAAGTAATTTTGATAGTATGGTGATACTTCAGGAACCTTTCACAAAATACTTCAAGCCGATTGAAGGAGAACCGTATTTCACAACAGGTACAACAAACAAAAAGTTGATGACCGATGATGCCCTTGATGATTATTTTAATACCGACACTGTTAAAGGATTTTCAGATGTTCTTTCCACGGCAACAGACGGAAATGGTAACATATATAATGATATTGGATACATAAAACGTGGTTATTACGTTGTCGCCGGCACAGGAGCATTGGCAACGAATACTTATAGCGGCTGTACAGGATATATTCCCATCAAAGCGGGAGAAACGCTATATGTTAAGGGAATTGTTATTCCTGAAGGAGGAAATGGTCATGCAAATTTTGTAATTTATGATGCTAATTATTCAAGAATCATGTCGATAACAACAAGCAATGAGGGTTTTTATAATCAATCAGGTTATTTTTTTGCCCATGTTCCACTTGATGATGGCTTTGCAATCACTGTACAATCTAATCCGAGTACAACTAACACGGCATATATCCGTTTTGGTTTCCAAACTGTATGGGTTACAGGTGACGTTATTATGGCAGCCATCAATGAAGAAATAAAATACACCGTTGAAGGATTCCTTGCAGATGGTGTAAAAGTCAAAGGTGGAAACATTATTGTGTCAAGTGCAAACGGTAAATCCTTCAGACTTATTGTGAGCGACAGCGGTGCGCTCTCTACGGAACTTATAGAATAAAGCGAGGTTGCGATATGATAAGTGCATTACATCTTTTATGGATTGTGCCGATTTCGGCTACAATAGGATTTGTAACTGCCGCTTTACTTGGAGCGGACAGAGATGAAACAGGTCAATATTTTAACACAGAAGAAGGAGAATGAAAATGGATTACAATACGCTTTTACTTACAAATAACGAGTGCTATTCCTCACAAGTCGGGAAGGTAAATAAAAAGCCCACAGGAATAGTTGTACATAGCACCGGTGCGAATGCTTGCAATCTCCGCCGCTATGTGAATCCCGACGACGGTAGGCTTGGAAAGAATAAATACGGCAATCACTGGAACCGCAAGGGAGTTCAAAAGTGTGTTCATGCAATGATTGGAAGAGACAAAGACGGTGTGGTTTGCACCTATCAGCTTCTTCCGCTCAATATCTGCGCATGGGGCGTCGGAAACGGCAGTAAAGGCTCTTACAACTATGACCCCGTATATCTCCAGTTTGAGATATGCGAGGATGCGCTTGACGACGAGGACTACTACTCTCAGGTCATGAGCGAGGCAAAGGAGCTGTGTGCAAGATGGTGCAAGGAGTTCGGCATACCCGTAAAAAACGTCGTTTCTCATAAGGAAGCGCATGCAAAGGGGTACGCTTCTAATCACGGCGATATCGACCACTGGCTGAAGAAATTCGGGGATAGCATGGACGGATTCAGAAAAGACGTTGCGTCACTCCTCGAAGAGAATGAAACGCCTGAGTCAACATCATGCCCTTACAATATAGAGGTCGTGTATAAAGACCTTAGAATCAGAAAGGGCGCAGGGACGAACTACGCTAAAGTGGGATTCGTTGAGCCCGGCGTCCATACCATAGTCGACGAAAGTATCGGTGAAGGAGCTACGAAGTGGGGCTTACTCAAACAGTACGAAGATGAACGCAATGGATGGATCTCACTTGATTACGTTACAAAAGTCGAAAATCCTGTCGGCGAAAAAGTAGAAACGGCTGTAACCGAAGAGCCTAAGGATGCTCTCGAAAGCACGAAAACCGACACAGTCAAGGAAGATGAAAAGCAGTCGTGCGAGGGCTTGGAAGAAAACGCGGAGGCGAAGAGTAGCGAAAATACAAGCAATGCTTCCGAGGATAAAACAGAAAAAATAAATTTCATTTTGGATTTAATAAAGCACATAATTGAATTCGTAATTAAGATTTTTAAGAAATGAGGCGGCGTAATGAAAATAAAAACATCCACTATCGCAAGAATTGGAGCACTTATCGTTGCACTTATAAATCAATGCCTGATACTTTTCGGGCAGAATTCCCTTCCCTTCACCGAAAACGCAACTTATCAGGCGGTTTCTCTCGCAGTTACAATTATAATCGCAATAATCAATGCTTGGGAAAATAATGATATTACAAGAATAGCAATACTTTCGGGCAAGGTTTTTGATGCTTTGGATGACGGCAAGCTTACGGAAGAAGAGATTGAGAAAGTACTTGCTGATGCCGAAAACGCAGAAGAGTAATTCTTCGTGTTGCGGGAAAAATTTATGGGTTATAAGATTTTGATCTTATAACCCATTTTTTTTTAACTCATACACAAAGCTCCACCAAAAAGTCCTCAATTATCTCTTCAATGTGTGTAACGCTCGGTTGGAGTTTATTCAAAAGTGACACAAGAATTTCGAGCTTAGCTTTGTCTGCCGAAATATCGGAGCAGACGAGTGTTTGCTTTGGCGTACTCTCAGCGGGAAAGTCTACAGCAATTCCATAAGTCTCCCGGGCGTCATCTTCCTCGGTGCTTATAGTGGTTTGAATGCAGGTGAATTTAAGCGGCGCATCAATATGTACCCCGAAAAGCTCGTGGGGTGTGACGTTGAGACCGTCGCAAAGCTTGTCGAGCGTTGAAACACTCATATTAACTTCGCCGTTCTCAATAGTACTGTAATGCCTTGTGCTGATGCCGCACCTGAACGCGGCTTCCTCTTGCGTGAGATTCTGCGCGATGCGTATGCGCCTGAGATTTGATTTGATTGTTTCCGTGGTATTCATAGAAAACCTCCTTAAATTTTGTTTTTCTATATTATACCACAGGATTCGACAGTTGTCCATGAAGTGTAGTTCATGTTTTGAAGAAAAAAGATGGCCTGCACGAAAATTTCGGGCAGGCCGGGGGTATTTCATCTTATGTTAATTTAATTTCAATCTTTCGCTAAAGGTACAAAACCTGCCATCTCCACACACTTTTGCCCCTCTTCGGAGAGAATCCAGTCGAGGAATCTGTTTCCAACTGACTCCTCGTCATCTGCTCTTACTGCAGCGCAAACAACGGCATA